AGACCCAGTGTTTGTCGAGGCCCAGAAGTTCGCCAAGAGCGTCAAGGCTGGTGTGATCAAGCCGGACTTCACCAAGGCACCGGATGCAACAGGCGACGAAGACATTCCATTCTAATTCCCCTGCGGGGGATACAGCCGGGCGACAGCGGCAAACTAGCGAGTGCGGTGGTTGATGGAACTCCGGCCGCATGAGCACTGAAGACTAATCTGCCACACGCCCTGCGATCTACAAACAGAGTGGCTTGAGCCTGGGTATGCCGAGAAAACTGCCCACCTCCAACAGAAAGGAATTATGGCCCGCATCATTCACACCGACAATTTCGCAGGCGATTATCCCGACGAGAAATTCGTCGAAGGCTTGCCCAGGCTGACCGCACAAAGCGCAAAGACAATTTGCGACGCCATCAATAGCACGCAGCCCGATAACGCGCCGCGTTTTTACGTCGTCGTTGAAGACGACTACAAACTTCTACCGGGATTTGAACCATGACAGAACGCAAACTCTACTCGCCTGCCTGGGAAAAGTACCAACATAAGAATGTGTCCGATCAGGAGCTAGCTGATCTCTTCATGAAGAAGTACGGACACCTCTTCAAGATGCAGGCACCAGATTACACCGTCGGAATCGTCTTCAGCAATAAGCCGGTGCCAGCGAGCAGGTTTAAGCCTCGCTTCGGCAAGCCGCGCCCGTGCTTCTGGGACGAGCGCAATCAGCGCGACAACTTTCAAGTCTGGACATTTGTCGGTGTCAACATTGGCAACGTCGTAGATTTTCACGTGCCGATGAACCGCCTCGCCGGTATTGTTCGAATCATTAACGCCGAAGTGCGCGCCAGAGGGGAAGTAGTTTCCGTCTAGCGTGCTTCAGCTATTCATCAAGGTCGCGCGGGTAATGCTGCTCATTGCAGTCATTATCTGCGCGGCCGTTTTCTTCTACCTCTTCTTTTTTACCACGCCATGAGCCATCCATTCTACGACAGGCCCGATTGCATTATCACTGGCTGCTGGTTCCACAGCCCAGCAGAAAGCAAGCGCCTGCGCGCGGACCTGCACCGCCTGGGAGACTGCTACATCATTGTGGGCAACAGGAACGACGTTGGCGAGGCCGACTGGCAATACCTGGAGCCGCCCCATTACGACAGGATCATTTCGGTCGACTACCCCGACCATTATTTCGAGCGCCGGGGGATCGTCATGTTTACCACCCGATCAGCCATTTTCAATAAGGTTGCAGAAGACTATATCGCGGGCAATATGCGCCTCCCGGAGCCGCCGCCCACGTACCCAGACACGGCAGGCGACGCCGCCTGACGCAATCGCGCTACACTTTGTTGCATCTCACTTTCGATCAAAAGGGAGGAAGCGTCGAGTTCTGGATTACATTACTTATATCGCAACAACGCGATGCAAACACGAAGCACAGAAAGGCTTACCCATGAAATCCTATGACCTCGACTCCAACGCCACCATCAACGAAGAGGAAAACATCGTGACCCAGGCCATCAGCCCAGCAGCCGACAAGACGGACGACGTGATCACCGACATCACCGCCCCCGAAGAGCAGCCCGCCAGCAACTCGATCCTCGACGCCGCCAGCGACGTCGCCAACGAGCAAAGCAAGCGCACCACGCTGGGCAAGAAGGAAAAGGAAGAAGCACCGAAGCGTGTCCCGACCGACCCGGCGGTGCTGGCCCGCGCCAAGGAATACGCCGCGAGCCTCGACCCGCAGGTGCGCACCGGCAAGATGTCGCGTGTCGCCTTTGTCCGGCACCTCGCTCTCTGGGAAGAAAAAGCGCTGCAACGCCCCGACGTCCTCCAGATGGTGTCGGATCAAGCACTTGGCATTAGCCCCGCGACGGCGAGCACGCAATTCCAATTTGCGCGCAGCAACCGCTGGACCGAACACCAAGAGCGCACCAGCGACCGCCAGTCGGACGCCGAGATTCGCGCAGCCCGCAAGCTCGAAGACGCGCAAGCAAAGCTCAAGGCCCGCGCGGAACGCGAAGTGCAGAATCGCCTGGAGCGCGAGGAAAAAGAAGCGGCCCGCGCCAAAGCAGCGGACGAACGCGAGCAGATGCGCCGCGCGAACATCGAAGCGAAGGAAGCAGCGCGCGTCAAAGCCGCCAACGAGCGCGAAGAGATGCGCCGCGCGAACCTCGAAGCCAAAGAGGCAGCACGCCTGAAGGCAGCGAAGGAGCGCGACGAGATGCGCGACGCCCTGCGCGAGTCGATCCTGAAGGCCAACCGCGAGGCCCGCGAAAAGGCTGAGCAAGAAGCCGCCGCCCGCGTCGCGGCCCGCGCCGCCGCAGCTGGCAAAGCCGACGAGTGAAACCAGCCCGCAGGCACCTGCAAGACCCATGCAGGTGCCTGCATTTCCTCCTGAAGTCCTCCTGACTTCATCCTGAAGTCCTCCCGCCGCCCCCAGAAAGGAATGAGCCGTGCCCATTGACCGCGCCAACCGCCCCTACGATCCCCAGGAAGCCCGCAGGCGCAGCGAAGACGCCGCCGCCAAGCCGGTGTGGCGTCCCAACCTGACGCCCCCGCCCAAGCCCGGTGTTGGCCTGGGCCTGCTCCTCTGGACGCTGGCCGCAGCCGGGATCACCTTCTTCATCATCGTCCTCGCCTTGGTCATGTACCTGCGCGCATGACTACACCGGCCGCTTTATCCTGCCCGTTTTGCGGCAGCGCGAACGTTTACACGCAAGAGGGAAGCACCTTCCGCTGGATGCTGGCCGAATGCCAAAACTGCGGTGCACGAGGCCCCGAGGTGCGTGTACAAACGCTAGGCAAAGGCACGCGCGAGGAATGGCTCGCCAAAGGTCGCGCCAACGCTATCGCTGAGTGGAATAGCCGCGCCGAGACGCCCCAGGACATCCCCACGCCGCGCAGCAAGCCCGGTCCAACCCGCGACAGGCCGACCGAGCCGCGCGAGCCCAAGCCCAAAATTTAGCCCGTCAGTGCCCGTGCGGCTGGGCTATAATCAAAGCCCCCAACAGAAAGTTTCCTCATGAAATTGTGCATCACCGCGCTCAACGACGACGAATCCCTTATCCCTTACTACCCACTCACGGCCACCGGCGACGAAGAAGAGTTGACGCACCTGATGAATCAGGTGATCCTCGACGATGTACATCTCGAACAAGAATCTGTGCGGTGCAACATGATGGGCCAGTTGCCCACCAACGCTAGGCTGCACCAGTTAGTCGCTTGGGTCAATCGGCACAGTCGCGATCTAGAGGTGCAATTAGTCATAAACGACTGACCAGCAAAATATTTTCGCCAAATCGCCAGAAGCGGGCAAATTTCGATTACATTAAATGCATCGGCGCAGCGGTTGCGCCGAAAACAGAAAGCACGAAATGATTAAGCACCTCGAACTGACGCCCGCCAAGACCTACGTTTCCCGCGACAACGCCATCAAGGCAGTCGAAAAGACCTTCGGCCCGCGCGTCACCGCCGAGAACGGCGAGCGCCTTGACTTTGTCATTGTGGCGAACGCCGAAGGCCGCTTCTTCCCGATGTTTTTGGGCGAACGTGCATTGCAAGCCGGGATGCACTTCCACTTTTGCGTCGCTAATTAAACAAAAGAGAGGGCGCTATACGCGCCCCAGGAGAACAACTATGTCGTATTTCAAGAATATCCCGCCCCGTCCCAACTGCATCTTTTGCGGCAAGCCCGTCGCAGACGAGGCCTGGGACGAAGAGTCGCACGGCTGGTTCAGCTATGGACCGAACTGCATGATGTCGCACCCGCAAGGCCGGTACGCCGTCAAGATGACCGAGGGCGAATTGTCGATCATCTATGCGGTCAAGCTGACCACGCTGGCCCGCGCGGTGTCGATGGCCGACTACCTGACGCGGTCCAACCCGCAATACAAAGGCAAAGTAAAGTTCGAAGCTGTCGACCTGGGCAAAGGCATCAGCTACGAGTGCAAGACCAACCACCACTAAGCAGGAGATTAAAACAATGAGCTTTGAGAACTACGCCGCCAGCATCGCAGAGAAGGCAGAGGCACGTGCCGCCGCAATGGCAGCGATGCAGCCGCTTTACGAAGCCGCACGCAAGCGCATCCTGCCTGATCTGAAGGATCATGGACTGGTGGAGGCCATCCGCCGCCATGAGATGCGCAAGCTCGCGATTGATCGCGCTATCAACGAGACACTTTGAAACACTCAAGCTGGCGAACTGAGCAATTCAGCGTCGCCAGCGCCTATAATCCAAACACCGCAGCAATTGTTGCAGCGGAATTACCCCACCAGAAAGGCTACCCCATGAACAAGCTCCTCGCCCTGACCAACACCGACATCGCCCAATACGCTCCGAGCATTTTTGCCGACGAGCCAGCACCCGGTGCCTCCTCCCGCTACCAATTTGTGCGCACCATTGAGGTGATCGACACCATGCGCAACGCCGGTTTCGAAGTTGTCCAAGCGTCGCAGTCAAAGACCTACAGCGCCGAGAAAAAGCCTTATGCGAAGCACCTTGTCCGGCTGGTGCATCGCGACTACCTTGAAGGCAAACTGCAGGTCGGTGATTTTGTCCCAGAGATCGCCATGACGAACAGCCACAACCGCACGTCGGCCTACCACATGATGGCCGCGCTGAAGGTGCTGGCCTGCCTTAACGGCATGATGCTTCCCTCAGCGCAATACGGCAACATCCGCGTCTTGCACAATGACCCGCGCATGATGGACCACATCATTGACGGCACGGACCTGATCCGCGAAGTGCACATGAACCACGCGCTGCCGCGCATCGAGCGCATGAAGCAGATCGAATTGAGCAAGCAGCAAGCAGTCGATTTTGCGACTGGTGCGACGCTGCTGAAGTGGGGCGAAAAGCGCCCAGACCACGCCGATGGCCTGCTCTCGGTGCGCCGCGCGGAAGACGATAGCAACACGCTCTGGAGCGTCTTCAACCGCGTCCAAGAAAACGCCATGAAGGGCGGCTACCTCGCCCAGGATCGCGGTGGCCGCAACGTGAAGACCGCAGGGATCAACTCGGTCAACCGCGACATCGACTTCAACGCAGGCATCTGGACCTTTGCCAACCGCGTGCTGGACATCGTCGCCGCTTAAGAATAGAATGGGGCTTCGGCCCCAGCCCCCAACAGAAAGGTACATCATGCTTCGCATCAGCCACCACACCGCCGTCGCCGCCTTGACGGAATCGGATTATCCTTTTATCTTTACCGGCGAGGCTTCGAGCCTGGACATGGTGCCCGGTGAATGGCCCGAATCGTTTGAGCTTGTCGACTTCCCTATCGGCAACGACAAACCCTTTTTCCGATTCAAGGACATTGTCGAAGCCGACGAACTCGTCGCTGTCGAATACCGGCAGCAAGACGGCACCATAACCATCCGCGTCTACAACGACTGACATGACGGTCCTACCCTGGGCCAAGTGGCCTGCGCTCCAGAAGGAGCGCGTGCGCCGAGAGGTCGGATTGCGCATGGACGCCGCGCACGTCGGCACGCGCCACGAGATCATCTGCGCAGCGCTCTACGAGCTTTATCCATACGCCGTCACGGACGCAACCTACGACGACCTTGTCCGCGATATCTACGCCGACATCAAAAGCAACCAGCAATAAGAGAACATCAATGGGATATCTAATCACGCACGCACTTGCCAATGGGCTAACCGCCAACCTCTCGGTTGCCCGCGCAGGTCAATACGCCATCTATGACGCGACAGGGAAGTTTTTGGCCTATGCGAAGAGCATCAAAGCGGCCCAGGAATTCGCAAAGAATTTCTCGGTTCCGCTTGCGGCTGGACTATAATCAAGCACCAACCCAGAAAGGCAAAACAGAATGACTCTCTCCCACGTGAACAGGTTCAAGGTCGGCCAGCAGATTCGAGCATACGAATTCAAGCCATGCGCCGGACGCAACGACTGCTACCACGAAGGCGTGGTGCTCGAAACCAACTACGCCAAGCATGGGTACGAAGCGTACCTAATCAACGTCACCCGGCACGTCTTTGCTGGCGAGAGCGTTCCTGAAAGCGTCGACCAGCACGTGATCGTCCCACACTTCATCGGCTCGCGCGAATACTCGCACCGCATCATAGCGGTGTAAACCAACCCCAGGAGAACACCGCCTATGACATTCAAAGTGCCAAACAAGTACCGCGTGCATACCGGCGAGTACGGCAGCGACGACAGCTATGGCTGCAACGGCGCGTTCTTCATCCCGCGCGGCCCAGGCAAAGCGTATCGCGACAGCAATGCGCCGTTCAAGGTCATCGCCAGCGACGGCGAAGGCTGGGAGCACGTGAGTGTCAGCTTGCCCAACCGCACACCGACCTGGGCTGAGATGGATTCCATGAAGCGCATGTTCTGGGACGACGACGATTGCGTGATGCAACTGCATCCGCCGCGCGCTGACTGGATCAACAACCATCCGTACTGCTTGCACCTTTGGCGTCCGGTCAACATAACGATCCCGCAGCCGCCTGGATGGTTGGTCGGCAATCGCGACGCAAACATCGACGAGACCGTGACGTGAAAACGATGATCATTGCTGCCGCACTGGTCGTCTCGACGGCGATCCTTGCCGCCGAATCCGACCAGCATATCGGCACTTGCTTTGCGTACATGATGCAAAATCAACACGGCGATGGTGCTAGAGCAGTCGCGAGAATGACTACAGATCTCGAGGCCGCGCAGCACTATGTCATCGCCGGACTACGCAAGAAGGTCGACGTCGCAGACGCCGCCGCCGCTTGCACGAAGCTGGGGATTAACTTTCGCAATTACAAACCCAGTCCTGTTCTAACCGCAACACAAAAGGATTGACCATGCCTCAGAGTTATACGTCCATTGCTGACTCGGCCAACATGAAAACAGAGGTCGCTGCGCCGAAGCCGAAGCCGCCGCCAACACCGCCGCCGAAGAAACCAGCGCCGAAGCCAAAGAAAAAGAAGTAAGTCTGCCGCATGAGTGAGCAGCAGACTTTTTTCTGGGACGACCTTCCCGTCAGCGAGCCGCAGCCCAGGAAGCGCGGCAATAACAACCGCCCCACGCCGCCGATCCCGGATACAGGCTGGGTAGCCCCCGGCGCTTTCCCCCGGCTGGCCCAGGCCCGCGTTCTGGGCCTGGACACCGAGACAAAAGACCCGGCGCTGGTCGAGAAAGGCCCAGGCTTCCGCCGCGCCGGTGAAGAGGGCGCGCACATCGTGGGCATGAGCGTCGGCACGCCGGACGGTGGGCGCTGGTACTTCCCGATGCGCCATGAGATCGCGCCGGAACAAAACCTCGACCCGGCGCACGTGCTGGCCTGGGCGCGCGATAACATTTGCACCGAAGGCCAAGCCAAGGTCGGTGCGAATCTATCCTACGACGTCGACGCGCTATGGTCCGAAGGCGTGCAGGTGACGGGACCATTCATCGACGTCCAGCACGCGGAAGCGTTGATCGACAGCAATCGATTCACCTACAGCCTCGACGCGCTGGGCGAGTCGTACCTGGGCGAGACGAAGGTCAAGACGGACCTCGCCAAATGGATCGAGCTTGCGTATGGCGACGCCGACAATTATCGCGCGCATATCTGGCACGCACCGCCTTGCTTGGTCGGTCCCTATGCCGAAGGCGACGTCGACCTGCCGCTGCGCATCTGGGATAAGCAGAAGCCGATCCTAGAGCAGCAGTTGATGATGGGCCTGTTCGATCTAGAGACCGAACTGATCCCGATGATGATTGAGATGCGGCAGAACGGCGTGCGCGTCGATATCGAATACGCGAAGCGCCTGGACGACGAATTGACCGCAGGCATCCTTGAGGCCGACGTCCGCTTGCAGGCGGTGTCCGGTGGCGTGCTGCACAATCTCGACCCGGACAAGGACATCAGCAAGGGCGATCTCGCTGCGCTATTTGACGCGGCCGGTGTTGCCTATCCCAAGACGGCCACAGGCCAGCCATCGTTCGTCAAGGAATGGCTCGAGCGCGTGCAGCACCCGGCTGGCGAGCTAGTGCGACACCGCCGCCAGCTTCAGAAGTACCGCAACACATTCGTGCGCGCCTACGTGCTTGACAAGCATATCAACGGTCGCTTGTACGCGCTCTTTCATCAGCTTAAAGGCGACGAGAATGGTGCGGTCACCGGCCGCTTTTCCTCGTCGCTTCCAAACCTGCAAAACATTCCATCGCGCGACGAGTATTGGGGACCAAAGATTCGCGCGCTGTTCATTCCCGAGGAAGGTGAAGAGTGGGTCCGGCATGACTGGTCGCAGATCGAGTACCGGTTCCTTGCCCACTATGCGCGCGGTGACACCGGCGACGCGGTGCGCGAGCGCTATCGCACAGACCCGACCACGGACTTCCATGAGATGACGCTGGACTTCGTCGCGCCGTTCGCGGGATGGGACATCAGCACAAAGACGCTGCGCAAGCAATGGCGCAAGCCGGTGAAGGGAATCAACTTCGGGCTTGTTTATGGGATGGGCATCGATGCGCTGATTGCGCACCTGGGCCTATCGCGCGACGAAGCTGAGTACATCATTGAGCAATATCATAATGCTGTGCCATTCGTTCGCGCGACTTATAACATCGCCCAGAAGCGCGCGGCCGAGCGTGGCTATATCACGACCTTCGGTGGCCGTCGCGTGCGCTTCGATCTATTTGAAAAGCACTGGTCGAAGTCAGGCAGCAGCAAGGCGATGCGCTATGACGACGCGGTGGCCGAATGGGGACCGAAGGTACGCCGCGCCTATACGCACAAAGCCTTGAACGGTCTGCTGCAAGGCAGCGCGGCAGACCTGATGAAGGAAGCCATGCGGCAGATTCATCGCAGCGGAGCAACCAAGGTCATCGGCGTGCCGAAGCTGACGGTGCATGATGAACTTGGTCACAGCGCCAACGCCGCCAGCAAGGCGCATCAGGAAGCAACCAAGGAGGTAAAACACATCATGGAAACGAGCTTTGAATTATCCGTGCCGGTGATCGCTGAGCAATCGCGCGGTACCAACTGGGGGAACTGCGAATGATCTATGAATTGTGGTCGACTGAGACTGATCGGATGCTTGGGACGATTGACATCCCCAGGCACGTGAACGAAGAGCGCGGTGAACGCGTGGTCGTCAGGTCCAAGGAAAAGATCGAGACGGCCGATGGCAGGAAGTACAACGCCATTGAGGTTCTCGTGTGCCGCATGAAGATGGACAAGCGAGAGTACTGGGCACTCGAGACGAACTTGCCGTTGCTATTTGTGATGAAGCTTGAAGGCTTCACACCGAAGCTAGAGCGTCCGAGTCTCGCGCAAATGCACTACTTGAACTTGAATCAACATGACTGAGATCATCTATCCGCCCGTCTGGGTGTTCATCAAAGACGGAAGAATCGTTGCCACACATGACGAACAAGCGACCTGGGATGGCATCGTCGGTGTTGAATACTGCGCGAAGGGACCGGACCAATGGCCGCAAGACTGCGGACTGTCATGGGATGGGCATCGCATCTCCGGTGATCGTGCAAGCATTGACGCTGTGCAGCGCACGTTGCATGCTGCACATACAGTGGAGTTGATGCGAGAGCGAATCAAGATTCTAGAGGCACGCAAATGAGTGACGCATACGACAAGATCGACCACTACTTGCGCAACAACCTCGACGACACCGACTATACCGAGTATTCGACGGCACTCGATGAAGTGTATGCCGAAGAGCCGAATGGGCAAACAATGCGTGACTTGCTGATGGTTGCTGAACACATGCAATTGTGGATCAAGGCAGTGCCGGAAGACACACCGCTGCCCGCGATGCCTGGGCTATGCGGTGACTTCATTCAAGGCACGCTAGAACGAGCGCGCAAAGTTTTGCTCGCAGTCCCATCGCCTGAAGACTGCCAAAGCTGCAACGGCACGGGTAGCGGAGGAATGGGAAGCGGCTGCACCGACTGCAACGGCACGGGAATCGACCCACGGTCGATGCTTAAGTGACCGATGGATGAAGTCGGCTTCTGGTCGGATCGCATCCGGCCAAACCTCGTGCGCAACTGTCAGGCGATGGGCCTGCGGTTCCACCTGGAGCGCATCGAGAATATCGTCAGCGATGGCACGCCGGACGTCGACTATTGCATCGACGGTATCCAAGGTGGGATCGAATTGAAGTTCAGCGACACCGCGCCGGTGCGCGACACGTCCCAGGTGCTAGGGCTGGCCCACGGCATGCGCCGGTCCCAGATCATCTACGCCTCGCGCCGCGTCTGGGCCGGTGGCCTATGCTGGTGCCTGATCGGCAACCGCCAGGGAACGTGGCTTGTTGACCTGCGGCCCCTGACGCCCGAGCAGATGGCCGACCTAGCCGTCGCCAGCGCCGCCAGCCTGGGCCAGATGGCCACGTGGCGCTGCGGCCCGCGCATGCCTGCCACCCTACCACTAGCCCTTATCGAACGCCTGCCCAGGCTCATGCCATGACGCCTACTTTTCCTCTTCTTCTTTCTCCGGGTTGAGAGGGACATAGCTGATGGCGTTTGCCTTGATGCCAACGCTTGCGGCGAACGCGCCGACTGCCTTCTGCGCTTCGGCCTTCGACTCAAAGAACTTCACGCCTTCAGCGATGGTGGTCTCGCCGTTATCGCTCTTGAAGCGCCAGGACCATACGCCGGTGGACGCTTGCGTGCATTCGAGTTTCATGTGATCTCCTTAAAGGTCAGTTGAACGTGAGCGCGTGCCAAGCGCGGGAGGTGGCTGTCGACTTGCAAAGGACGACCCGAGCCAAAAGGCCCCGATGGTCGAAAGGGAACCAATGATAGCCGTCACCACGATCAATCGTACTTCATCGGTGTAAATTTGTCCGCCGTTCGCCCTGAATATTTCCCAAGGGAAAAGGACGACCAGCACCATCATGACGACCAGCCCGAGCATGACGACGGAGATGACGAACGCGGGCTGCGTCAAAAGCGATAGCGGCTGGCCTTCCGGTGTCCGCATCTGTGCAACGGCAATACTATAGTCGCGTGCCGCCGCTATACCGCCGCCGCCAGCCTCTTGAATCTGGAGGTAGTTCTTCTCGATGGCCGTCTTCACCGCCGTCGCCTGGACGGGGTCGGCCTTTATAGCTTCGATCACCTCTTGTTCGTTCTTTGCGCCGATGGCATCTTTGGCAACAGTGAACACGGCTTCGGCCGCTGCTATATTGCGCTGCGAGACTTCAGAGCCCGATCCAAATATCTTCGTCAGCTGCGGCACTAGCTGAATCAGGCTGGGCAACAGCGCCGCGACGACGGCAGGTATTGGCATAGCTTTCTCCTGTTGGAATTCGACGCCGAGGTCCGTGCTGCCGCGAGCGATCTCGGTTGTCTTGCTGGCGATGTGCGGTAGTTTAGCCTGCGCCACGACCGGCACCATCGGCGGATCGCGTGCGGTGTCTTCGTTCATAAACAGTCCGCCCGCCTCCTCATACTCGCGCCTGAATTCCTCCAGCGTAATGACCGGCTGACCATAGGGCGAGCCGGGAAGCGATGCCCATTCTTTGTTGCACTTCAACACCGCAATATGGATACGGCCTTCGACAATGTCCTCGAGTGCTTTGCGGCCAGCGATCAAGGCTATCGCGGCAAGGTCTTGCGTCGGCGGTTCGAAGTTCAAGAAGCCGTATTGATTGCAGACGCCGTCCCAGGTGCGTTCGAGAATTTGGTAGGCACCGGCCGCAGTCGACGTGAGCCGCTTGCCGTTCTTTAGGGTGACCGTGATGCGCGTGCGGGGATGATCGGCAAAGTCATCGAACGTGCTATAGATGCCATCGGCCCCCAGGAACAGCTTTCCGCCGAATAGCGTGCGATATCCCTCTTCGCCCTGCGTGCCCTCGCCATAGCGAAGTGCCCACAGGAACGCCCGCACGTTGCGCTTGACGATATAGTCCGTGAGCGTGATGTCTGCCATCAGTAATAGCGCGATTTTCTCGGCGGCTTGTAGTCTGGACGATGCGGAACGACCCACATAAGTTTATACCACATGGCAAGGCAATAGATCGCGAGCGCAATGGATATCCATAACGCATCAGGGTCCGTCTCTTGCCGGATGAAAACATAGTAGGACCGCGAGAACGCGCCCAGGCTAACACCGGCCAGCGCGACGCATTCCATTACGGTCTTGCGCACGTACCCAGCGAAGCTCGCAACGAGGGACGAGACTCCGACGAAGAACCAGCAGGCCGAAGATAAGAAAGAGATGTCGATCATTTCTTGTCATCCTTTGGCGGTGCTGGCGGTGTTGGCGGGGGCGGCTTGCGCAGCCAAGCGTCCAGAAAGCCCGACACGGCGTTTGTCGACTGCACCCATTCCCACACCCGGCTAAGCACGGACATGCCGAACAGGCCCAGGAGGAAGCCTGTAAGCCCCTGCGGCAGCGCGAGCCATTGCGCAACCCACTCCGTAGCGTAGAAAGAAAAGAACGCCCCACCAATCACCATCAGCACGCGCTCAAAAAACGTACCATTGACGAATCGCATCGACACGAGCGCACCTGCAACACCGGCGAAGCGGAGTATCCATTGTTGAATGTCGTCCCACATCATCACGCGTTTATGACCATCACGCCAATTGTGTCGGTATCTGACAAGGTGCCGTCACTCGTTGTGATAGTGATCGTGTCGCCGCCAGTGAAGGCGCTATTTGGCTTGTAGGTCAGGCCATCGAGTGCAGCGTTGACCTGGGCAAGCGTGCCAGAGATGGCAAGCGAGTTCGTATCATTGCCGGTGATGCCCGCGCCGGTCTGCATGGCGGTGTCGAATCTGGCCTTGAACGTATTTGCGAATTGATTAGGACTGGTTGCCGTAAGATCGAGGTGCGCGTTATAGCAGCTTACGCCGCGCAGCGTAGGATTCGCAGCATAGGCCGCATCCCATTCACGCGTGCACTCTGCTATCGTCAGCGAGTCCGTCGTCGTGTTGTAATTAGACGAGAGTCCCATCAACACCTTTGTCGTAGGCAATGGCGTAGCAAGCCACGTATCAATCTGACCCTTCGGAACGCCAGCCGTCTTGTAGGCAGCGTTGTCGGTGTACTGCGGCGACACCCACGTCAGACAGCCTGCATTGTGCATCGCCAACATCAGGTTGCGGTTAGCCGTGGAGTTATTCTTCACCGGGAAAGAGATCGAGAAGTTAGAGCCATACTGCGTCTTCAACTTTCCTGCGATGTAGATCAACTGCGTCGCGTAATCACCGACAGGATCACCTGTCCAATTGTTGAATTCAACACCGGAGATAGCCGCTGCGCCGCCGAGCCCGTTGATGAATGGCGTCAGCGAAGCGAGCAAGGCGTCCGACTCTTGCTGCGTCTGATAAAAGAACGTATTCCCGTAGCCACCTATGATGACGACCACTCTTTGCCCGCGTGCAACCACTGATGCTACGTCGCCCGGTGAAGGCGTACCGGCACCCCACGGCCATGACGCTGCGCCGCCGCCCAGGCCATTGCCGCCGTTGCGAAAGTTGAACAATCCAATGACGTTGAAATTCTGACTCACATTCAAGAGCGATGTCGTATCGTAGGCAGTCCAGAACGCATAGTTGATCTTCGGCGGAAAACCATCAGCAAGGTTAGCCGCGCCCGTGACGACTGCCTTGAGCTTGCCGTTATTGCAACTCATGTTGACTTGCACTGACGTTGAATTCGGATCGGCAACAGAGATCGGAAAGCCATTAGCAACGGAGAATGTCTGCGTGCCATTCATCGACATTGACCGTTGCACTGGCACCGTGTTGACCGGCGCACCGACAGGAGCCTGAACAGTGATTGCAATGGTGTCGTAGTCCACTAGCGAACCATCTGATGTCGACATTGCAATTTGTCCGGCACCCGTGAAGCCTGCACTTGGTGTATAGACCAGCGTTGCAAGTGCTGCGTTGATTTGCGCTTGCGTGCCAGAGATCGTGACAAGCCCCGTATTGTTGCCGGTCACTGAAGCGCCGCCAGCAGCGGACACACCGCACGCACCGCCTGTCATCGTCAGCGTCGTCGTCAGTGATGGCGTGTCGGCATCGTAGACGCTGATGTTTGCGCTCGCCAGATTGAGTGCCGTTTGATAGGCTGTCGTCTTCGCACTTGTCACAGTATTGACAGGCGGCTGCGGCGTTGGGGGCGGTGGCGTCCCGATGCCAACGGTCACGTTGAAGCTGTCAGTGTCGACGTTGAGTCCGTCCGTAGTGCGCAGCGTAATAACGGCCGTCACGTCTGTCGCAGGCGGTGGGCGATAGTACATCCCGTTCAGCGCGCGATTCACATTGGCAACCGAGCCAGAGACAATGACGCGCGTCGTGTTGTTATATGAGATGAACGTTGCTGGATTCGGGATCACTTCGACCGTGCCGACCGAGCAGCTAACCGTGGTCGTAATGATCGGCGTATCGACGTCCGCAATCTTCACGACGTTGCCGCCGCTCTCGGAGAATTGCTTCGCCGTGCCTTGCGGCGTTGTCTGCGCCGCTACTGGCACCGTGTTAACCGACGGTGCGTTTACCGGAATGCCGGTCGGCGCAAGCCTGATCGTTCTTTGTGCAAAGATGCGCGGCATGATGTGCCCTTAAACCGCAGTCATCCGAAAGATTCGGAAGCCGATGCCATCGCTCGAAATGATTGCAGCGTTGCCAACTGAGATCGACTTCGACGTTGGAGTACCGCCGGAATCTGTGAAGAAGCCAATACCGGCAACGTTGACGGACGCTGAGCCTGTCACGACGTTGATGACGAACGAGAACCCGTCTACCAAGCATTCCGCATGAAGCGTGAAGACCACGTTGCTCGCTCTGACATCGGCGCAGCAGCCGTTGTCGCCCAGGCGCATCTGCCTGCTAGCCGTCACGTCTGTGCCCGGTGCGTCGGGGTCGAGCGCGCTGGTCCGCACGCGCGTCATGCCCTGCGTGTACAGATCATTCAGCCGGTCGATATAGTCCTTCTTGCCATAGTCGAAGGGGCGTAGTGAAGTAGCCATCACACTTCCTCCATCGCAACGCGTGCGACATATTGGTCATAATTGGATTGAGACAATTGCGCGTTCTCGGCAAACTTGCCCCATAGCTGATAACTCTGCTCGAGCAACGTGTCATCATCTTCAGGGAACAGACTCACGAACATCGGTTCAGTCGTGCCGTTCAATCGAATGAATCGCATCAGCGATGCACGATCTTCCGAGTTCATATTGCCAAGTTCAAACTCGATGCGCCGCCACTTCGGGCCGCGCTCGCCGCGCAGGTCGCCAGCTTCGGTGCGCTTGTTCTTGCTCGAGTCTACGTACGTGACGCTGTGCCCAAAGTTGAAGTTGTACGTTGGCGACCAAACCGCACCTGCGATTAAGCGGCCGACCTCAATATAGGTATCTGGATTATTGAGATCGTAGAAGTGCACTTCGAGTTTGCGCACCGCATGCGCGCCCGGTATCCATAGCACGCCGTAACCGCCGTAGCCATAGGAGAAGAGCGACGCGCCGCCGCGCTGGTAGAAGTTCTCGCCTAGCGGTGTGCCCCACAGGAATTGCCCCAGACCGGGAGCCGCAGCGCACTCGACAAGCCCGGTGTCGAACGCAGGCTGGAGGTCTGTCTCACGCGTATAGCCAACTGCGCGCATGGTTGCTTGCGCTGTGAAGTTATTGAACGCAGCGACGACGCAACTAATTTGTTCAGCAGTCGTCCACGTTGAAATAACACCGGCGTTGACATCGGCAGCACGCCACACTTTGGCCTTGAGGTTTGAGCGAAGGTTCGCAGCGACGAGAGCGCCTGCTTCGCTCGAAGCAATGATCGTCGCACGATCTATTGCGTTGTCCCAGACGATACGAAGATTGCTCATGATGATCCTAGTGCTGAATGATTAGTGCCCAGGCGACGAACTCTTTTGCTGCCCACGTGCACGTCGCAAAGACCGACCCATTCAACACTTGGTATTTACCTGGGAACGGCAAGCTGCGCGGATAGCTGGTCATCTCTATCGTCCTGACGTTTGGATCAGCGGACGGCGTCAAGATGATGCCGTGCTCTGACACTGGCTGTTCTTCATACGATATGAAATCGTAATCCAGCTTCGTTGAATTCCACGCGGTGTTCACTTTACCGACGTGCCAAGTTATAGGCGTGTTGGTTGCGATGCCGCTGAACTGAATCCATAGCGTCTGTCTCACCAGACCCGTCGAGCCCGGTTGAATGCGGTACAAGGGATGATTCGAAGCGCCCCACGTGCCTGCGTCCGAAGTCATTTTAATGCCTGTGTAGCCAGCAATAATGCTCTCTTGAACAGGCTGCACAGGAACAACGCGCAACGGTGCGAAGCGCATCAACTTATCCCGCTCATTAACTATGTTCGACATTAGATCAACACCTTTATTGTGACCTGGGACGACAGCCAGTTTACAGCGACCGAAATGACTTGTCCCGTCTTGCCTGCGGACAAACCAAACCGACGATGAAAGACAGTCATCGGCGCACCCACTGGCGTGAACATCAAATTAGCAAATCCAACGAACTCATAAACATGCCGCTGTGAAGAACGTAGATTCACTCGACGACCGCATTCGGTCAAAGCACTCTGTCTATCCAACAACAGCGAGTTCTCTTGTTCCGGTTGTCCCGGTATGCCGTACTTCGAGCGCATAAGTTGCTCGTCGATGGCAATCGTGAGCCACTCCCGCGCATACATCGACTTATGATCTTCAGGGACACCCTGTGCAGTGTCTTCTTGCACCGTCCAGTTCTTGCAATAGCCCAGGACGCCACCGGGCACCAATGGCAGACGATCCGCGATATGCATCGAGCCCAATACCATGTCCGACTCAGTAACGACGATGGGCGCTGCGGCAGCGGTGCTGGCGCTTTCGACCTTCACACCCGTCACGAACATCCACGAATCAACATTGCCGGGTTTGGTATCCCACTTGCGCAGCATCACGCGAATATAGTACGTGTTCGATCTCGTTATTGCCGTGTCAGTGACTCGCGTATAGAGACTATAGTCCGTTGGATAAGGCCCGCCTTGTCCCTGTGCATCGTTAGACGCAGAAGCGGCCAAAGGTGACGAGCCAAGCAACGTGCCGTTCTGTGTGTATTCCCAGAAGCAAACTTCAACCCGGCATCTGTGCGCGCCTGTATATGCACTCACGGTGTATTGCTTACCGGGCTCGACGATAATTGGAGCACTCGCGTACTCATAATAGTAGGCTGGATTTGTCGGGCCAGAGGCCTGATGCGAGAAGAACACAAACTGACCCGGTATATTCCAAACGCCAGCACCGTTAAGATTGATGGATGTCGCAAATGGAAAAGCAGGATCAGGCACGATGCCGCCATTGGTGCCGCTATAGGACCAACCATCTGTCCCAGAAGTGAAGTCGCCGTTATAGACAAGTGTTCTCGATTCCGTTGATGGCGGCAGTTGCAGCTTCACGAGTTGCGCCTTGCCAAGCGCAGTCATCGTCAGACGCGCACCAATCGACGAAGCGATTGTTTGACATGCTTCGAGCACAGTCATACGCTCTGTCGTATATAAGCCGACCGGATATTTGTTGGCAATATCAAATGCTGTGAAGTTGTCGGTATCAATATCTGCCGACGTGAAACGGTTCACCGCCTCTGTGCCGTGCTCCATCATCAAACGCCTGATGATAGGAGCCACGGTGTTCACGTAGCCAGTGCCAGGATGCCCACCGCCAAGTTTGTCGCCCTGCAAGCTGCAAGTGATCCGGCCATACGGCTGCTTCGACAACTTGAACGACATCGGCGCACCCGTCATGAATATGTAATCGACAGGGATGCCGTTATCGCGAACCTCGAACACGCCTTCGGCTGCGTGGTTGTGATACGCGTAATAGAGCTGTTTCGGATCGGTCAACACCGGCGTGACGTTATGACATTCACCAACCGAGAACGGCAAGAGCCGATCAGCGTTGGTTGTGGTGCCGCCCACTTTGTCTTCGTGCAATGGTATGTCGAGCCGGAAGAACTTATCGCGCAAGCGCACGTTCACGGTGTCGCGCTGGCTGCTGTCAACGTCTTCAATATTGCCGTCGAATATTTGCCTGAAGTCCCTGCGCGGCCAAGACGCATCACCGACATAGGCTTTGAATTCTTTGTACAGCCAAATGCGGTCGAACATCCAATCAAGGTCGCCGGTGGAATTGTCTAGCTCGATATCACCATACGATTGATTGCCGCTTAAATTGAGGTCGATGGTTTGTGCAAACTCAAGCCCGCCGCGCATCAGCGGTGAATAATAAACAGACGCGCCATCTTCAATCTTTGTGACGAAGCCGGACGACGCAAAGTAGACAAGCTCCGTGTTGCTGGTGATCGGCTCTACGCATCGTGTCTCGATCAACACGACACGAACTGCGCGCTCGTCTTCCAGCCACGTCGCAAACTGCGCATCACTAATCGGCGCTCGCGGCGTGTACGTCGGGTAGACTATCGGCGGCTTAACGATGCTTGGGACAAAGTCAAACGCAGGCCAAGGCACGCACTCCAGAAGATACCGTGCCGCGCCTGCTTGCGAGACGTAGCCATAGCGATGCGCAGTCTGCGCCGTCGTGGATAGGCTATAGGTTGCGGGCAGCGCTGTCGATGTCTGCTTGCCTGGGATGTACGAGACCGTGTCCGGCGCTGAGAGGCTAAATGTCCGCGACAGCGCAACGGAGAACGTGACGCGGCCGGACCATGCATCCGGCGTCGTCGCGTAATAGCTTGTCCCAGACGCTATCGAATTCTTTGACGGGACGGCGGTCGTCCCAACCGTCACCGTCGCAGCGTACGTCGTGCTCGCGGCAACCGAGTTTGTGTTGGCACCGCTGACGGCCACCTGCCCGGTGGTCTTGAAGCTAAACGACGACGCGTCGCTGATGACCCGCGTGTTGATGACCGAAGTCGTCGTCGGCGTGGAGACAATGAACTCCACCGGCAGCGCCATCGAGAGCCGCGCGAAGCTGGTTGTCGTCGTTGCTGGCAGGCTAACACCGGCAAACGGCAATGACGACGCAACCGACGAACGATCCGCATAGCCGTATGCATCGCGCGCATTCGACGCGTAGGTTGCCTTCGCTGCATCACTTGGCGTGATCAGCGTAAAGCCAGCCGTCACGTCCTTTGCGGTGTAGCCGTAGGTCGCTCCAGTTGCATCCGAAGCGACGACGCGAATCTGACCACTTGTTGCCGATGCACCCGACCACCCGTACGAGCGACTGCCTGCATTGGTAACAAGATTGAGCGACGCATAAGCATCGATCAATCGGAGAAGGAACGATGTCGAATCTGCGCTTGACGGAATGATGCGGCCAAGCGCCACCGTCGTCGACTGCGGCGAGAAGTCGTAAAGGACATTGAGCGCAATCGATGTCCGGCTTAGCGACGTCGCTGCGCCGGACCAGCCATAGGAAGCGGGCAACGCGTTAGTGACGCGTGCCTGATATGCATAGGCGTTGATCGCGTTAAGGTTGAACGATGCAGACGAGGCATCGGACGCGTAGACGAACCCTTGTCCTTCAAATGTGTTCTGCGGTGAATAACTGTACGTTGCGTTCAGCGCAACAGAGCTTCTGCTTAGCGATGCCGATGCCGATGCGCCTGACCAACCATAGGAGGCAGCAGGCAACGTGCTAACGACGCGGTCTTGATAAGCGTATGCACTCGCTGCGTTTGTACTGAACGACGTTGACGAGGCAACGGACGTATAGACTAACCCTAGCGATTCCGTTGTGTTCTTTGCGTCGACTGTATAGGTCGCGGGCAAAGCAACCGACACTTGCGAGATCGGCTGAACAAAGATCGTGTTCGTCGTCGGCGCATAATTGCCGCTGTACCCAATCGCTACGGTCGACGAAATGAGCGCAACAAAATCGGCGGTGACCGTCGCCGGTGTGTATGCATAACCGGCCGCATTCGCCGTCGATGGGATGATGCGGCCAATCGAGACGGTCGTCGTTGCTGTCGGGCTATAGGCATAGCTGGCAAGCGCGGCAGTCGTGGCAACACCGGCGCTGGCCTGGGAAACGCCTTGCGAGAATGCCCCAGGCTGGCCGTTCGAGACCCTGCCAATGCTGCCATAGCCTAGTGCCCCGCCAAGCGCCCACGAGCCCGCGCCTGCGTTGCTAAGCCCAGCAATGGTCGACGTGGCCGCAGCCAGCCCCATCAGCGGGTAGGTCAGCGCCTGGGCGACGCTGAAGGCCTGGGCGCTCGACGCCGTCGTCGCCGTTGCCGCCTGGGCGTACGTCGCGGGCAGCGCTTCCGATGGCACGTCGACGCGCCCGAGCGTGTAGGCGCTGGTCGCATCGGCTTCGGCAAGATCGTATGTTGCCGGATCTGCCGTCGACGTGATCGTCTGCTTCAGCCCGGTGTAGTATTGCAGTTTGTACGGCGAGACGATGCGCGAGTTGCGCGCATTCATCCACATGCGCTGCAAGTAAAGCCCGCCTGTTGTCGTCTGCTGACCCGCGCCCCAGATCTCGACGACAAGTATGTCATTATCGAGAACGTTTGCCGACGCGCCTGCGAAGCGTTGCTCTAGTCGTGGATCATCATTCGGCGCACGCCACTCGATGCCAGCTTGCGCCGCTGGATCGGAAAATATCTGTTTGACGACCGTGCCCGTCGATGGCCGATACACATAGATGACCGGCCAGAAATACGAATGCGAGTTGACGCTGCCCGCGCCGATAGAGACTTCATATTCCCAGACCTGCGCGGGAATCGTTTGCGCTGCAAGCGGCAGCGAAGAGAACCGGCCAATGTAGTACGACTGCGGTGCAGCTAGGTTGTTCTTCGCAGCGACACTCAACGCAGTCTGCGGTGGCGTCACGTCGTTAGGCGCAACCTCCGACCATAGATACTCGTTCGCGATTGTCGTCGCACTGCCTGTCACCGCAAACGGCAGGTTCGACGGCGCATTCTTTCCGGCACTCGGCGCTGTGCCCGCTATGAACGAAGTAAACCACAGCGGCGAGTGCGGCAAGTACAGAACTTTGTACTGCGAATAGATCGGTGATGTCTTGTCCGTGATCCGCCATGTCTGCGTGTTCGCTGCGGCTGTCGTGTGCTGAGCAACTGCCCAGGCTTCGACGACCAGCATGTCGCCGTCTTGCACCGTGACCGCCGCACCGGCCATGTTGCGCGTTGCCGTAGCAGGCGACGCAGGCCATTCATTCGTGCCGACATACGACCCATCAAAGATGTGACCGACAACCGTGCCCGTCGACGGACGCCACACATACATGACCGGCGCGAAGAACGTCTTCGATGCAGTCGCGCCCTCGCCAACAATCGCTGCATAATTCCAGTTCTGCGCCTGGATAGTTTGCGCAGCGAGTGGACGCGACACGAACCGGCCGAAGTAGAACGACTGCGGTGTCGTGTTCGCAAATGACGAGATCGTGCGATTGACGACGTTGCCGGTGCCGCCCCACCAATCATGCAGCACACCGTCGATACCGGCATTCGCTGCGTCCTTATGCTGACCGCGCGGCAGATAGGTGACGTTCGCGTATCGCCCGCCGGTGATCGTGATGTTCGATGCATCACCGATGCAATAGAAGGTGGTGACGCCGCTGAAGTACGGCTCGCCTGATGCCGCTAATAACGCAAACGTCGCCAGCGACGCAGCACTGGTGACGTTTACGCTCGACGTTGCAGGGAAGGAACCGGTCTGCGTTGCGAAGCTGGCCGCATCCGCAATGCTTGCGTAGACACGCGTTACCGATGATGTCGCATTAGCCGCAGCCGTCGCATAAGATGCCGCTGGGGTCGGTACGCTGTACGCTTGAAAAACATCCGTTGTCGGTGTTGTCGTCGATACCGAATAGGATGCAGCCGACGCGATGCTTGAGATATTGACAACACCGATCTGAATTGTCGATGTCGCGTCGCCCATCACCATCGGGGCAAAGTTCAGCGGTCCAGCCCTGATCTCGATGTTGTCCGATGCGCTCTTCACCGACGCCGCATACGTTGCCGCAGGCGATGGGACGCTGTTGGTGATCCTCAGCACCGTCGCCGTCGTGTTCGTTGACGGCGTGTACGAATAGCTGGCCGCATTCGCGACGCTACTGGTCAACACCGGCGCACGCCCCACGGTCGATGTCGCATCGGCACCGAGCATTGGCGAGAAGAGCAAGCCTGACGCAACGCTACTGAGCACAGCGACGTCTGTCGCCGCGCCCATTCCCATCGGCGGATAGGTCAACGGGTCCGCGACGCTAATCGTCTGCGCGCCAGTAGGTGCCGCTGTGCCCCACGTCAGCGCATTCGTGAAGTTGATCCACGAGCTAACTGTATTGATGCCGATAGAGCGTGGGCACGCGCCGGACATATCCTGATATGGATAGACATTGCCCCACATCTCGACGACAAGCACGTCGCCGTTTTCGCAAGTGACAGGACTCGATAACGAGTTCGCTGCTGTTAAACCAGTAAACGCCGTCGTCGCCGTTGCATTGAGCGAGAAGAAGTCGAACTCATTGACGACGTTGCCAGAAGCAAACCACTCGACGTTCTTGTTCGCTGTCGGTCCCAGGTTGTTGCGGCCATCCCAGATATAGCCGACAACCTGTTGCGTATTTGGACGCCAGATATAAATGACAGGACAAGCGTGCGTCGCCCCCGAACCGCTCGTCTGACCGGCCCAGAATGTGACCGTCAATTCCTGCTGCGGAATAGTTTGCGCAGCAAGATAGGGTGAACTGAATCGGGAGAAATAGAATGACTGCGCCTTCGTTGCGTCGTCGGTGTCATTCGGCGCAGTGATAACAACCTGCGTGCCGCCCTTAGCCGTTGTCGTGATGGCTTTCTCAACACTGGCGGCTGCGGCTTCAAAGTATTTAGCAGGCGCAGCACGCGGCAGGTTCGGGTGCTTCGACCCGCCTGTCGGTGGCGCTACAGGTACACCGTCACCGAAGAAGAGTTTGAACGTGAGTGCCATTAGAGATACTCGCCGCTCAGCGTGCAGCTAGGGAACTTGCTGATCGTGGGCATGACCGGGCAATCGAGTACCGGCTTGGGATTCGTCATCCCTGCCCAGCATTCACCGCACTGACAGCACACGCCGTCGATGCGCCATCTAACGCCGTTCTCAACGTTGCGATAGATGACGCTCGTCGGCGCGCGCGACTCGATGAACACCGCCGCGACGCAAGTTGCTTCCACGACTTTAAGCGTCGGTGAAGATCACGCCTGGGGATGCGTTGCTGAACTTCACAGTGAATGAGTCACCGTCATTCAGGGTCACGTTCGAGCCATGATCCCACCACATGACAAGAGCATCGACCGGAGCCGACGCAGTGTCGTTGTATAGCCCGTAGTAGCGGAACGGACCAATCGCCGCGCCCGCCGCCGTGATGACAACTTGCGCGCCTTTCACCTCCATTGTGCCTGCGGGATTTTCCGCGTTGGTCACAGTGACGGTTGCGCCGCCGCCAGCACCGCCCGTATAGCCGGTGCCTGACGTAGCGAGTTGCGCGGCTTGCGAAAGCATCGTGTGCGTGGCAACAGGCAACGTCGCAGACAGGAACAGTTTGAACACATGCGACTGCCAGTTATGCACGCCTTTATTCTTTTGAATGACGTAGTCGTTGTACTTGTTTGCTGTAGGCATTTGAGTGAACTCCTTTAGGCCAGTACAGGCCGTGAACGAGATTGATAGACGCGCTGGCGCGCGGCCCGAATAGTTGCTTCGCTTTGCACTTGCGCTGCTTGCGCAGCCGCTGTGAACGTCGCACCGATAGTGTTGCCTGCATCCTGCCGATTCTCTTTGCGCAGTGATGCGACCTCTTGACGCAGCGCACGCAACTCCCCTGAGAAGTCCGGCAGACCGCGAACGAAGTTCGACTCCTGTGCAGGCAAGACCAATTCATCTTTGTGAAGCAACGCAGGATAATTGTTGAACGGAACCCGCGACAGACCTTCGGCGTGCGGATAGCCCAGCGTATAAAGATCAGTGCGCGCGGACAGGAACTGAGTCAAGGCTGTATAAACATCAATGAGATGATTATCGATGTTCACGAGATAGCCGACCGACAACTCGAGGTTCTTCAACGATGCCTCTGCATAGTTCTGCCGTATCTTTGTCTCAGCCGCCGCGCCTTCCATTTCCTTCGTGATCTGGTTAAACAACTCGGTGTAGCCTTCGCCTGAGCCGTAGTAATCCCTGCCGCCTTGCAGCAAGGCCCGCGCAGCCTCTTGCATACGCGATACGTCTTCAGCTTGGTATCCACCTGCCTCCGCTTTGTTGCGTGCCGAACCGTATTGATTCTGAAGCTCCCACATCCTTGCACTTGGATCGAGCGTCGTCAGGGTCTCGTCGACCTTCAACGAAGCATTGAAGTCCAAGAACGATTGCGTGGCGGACTTCATCGCGTCACGCGTCTCGATCAAGGTACTCTTGTGACGCTCATAAGCATCGCGCAAAGTATCAAACGCTTTGTCGTACCTTTCCTGTGCCTTGATAGCACCGTCCGTCGACTCTTTGAGTTCAGCGAACGCGCCAGCAACTTTCATCAGCGCAATATAACGCTGTCTGTCCCCCTCGACTTCGAGGTTAAGACCTTCAACGATCTCACGAAAACGCGCAGGCGTATAACTACGCAAAATTGCTTCTGAAAAGCCTGTCCACCCACTACCCGATTCATTGAGTTGCACGGCCATCTGTTGATAAGCCAAAGACTCGCGCTCTTTGTCGGTGTAGAACTTCTCTTGATACGTCGCAACACCGGACGCCAAACTATCGACACCGCCAGCAAGCAGGACGAGCTTCTTCGCTGCGTCTTCCGATATCTTGCCCAGGTAGGATGTCTTCAGACCCATCGCCTGCACGTGCGCTTGCAGACCAGCAAGCGAATCGGTGCTTGACCGCGCGGCTGTGTCGAGCTTGGCAAAGGCATCGCTTGCAGCAAGCATTGACGCGTATTGACGTTGCCCTAGTTCTGTCGTGAGATCAATCGCTTCAACTTGCTTGCGAAACCATTCCTTGTCATAGGAACGAAGAATCTCTTCCGACCATCCTTGCCACCCCGAGCCAGCAGCGTTAAGTTGATTCGCCAACTGCTGATAACCGATGCTTAATTGCTCTGCCTCGCTGTAGTAGTTGGCGATGTAACTCGACATGTTCGACGACAACTGTTCAACACCGCCGGAGAGTTCTGCGAGCGCAACTGCGGCTTCAAGCGAGATGCCCTGAAGCTCTTTCATGTTGCCGCCCATCGCTTGCATTGCTTTCCAGTATTGTCCGACAGCCGCGACTTGCTCGAATGCCCCGAGCTTCGCTTGATCCGTCATGCCCACAGTGATCTTGTCAAAGTAGGCAAGCATCTGCGGCTCCATGCCAGAGTTGCGCAACGCTTCGACCATCACCGTTGCCGATCCTTCGGCCAACGCCTTCGCCAATTCTTCCGGTGTGCGTCCGGCTTCTCTGTTCACCGACTCGCTGACCTCGCTGCGAATGTGCACCATCGACGGCGCTGTGCCAGCCGGGTCCATCGAGTAGCCAACGCCGAATTGCATATTCTGATTCGACGATCCAAGCAACGTCGCCATGCGCCGATACTGAGAGTTCAAATCCGACACCGCACGTGCGGCGTTGGTGTCCATCTGATTACCGTATGCGCCGATCAACGTGCCACTATCCAAGCCGAACGAGCCTTCGACCTTTGGCCCGCCTTTGTGCTTGCCCCACTTCTTGTACGCTGCATAAGCGGCAATCGCCGCGAGCGCGACCCACCCGGCAACCGGCACCGCAGCGAGCGCAGCACTCGCGCCCGCACCGGCACCACCGGCTGCACCGGCACCGGCTGCACCGGCCAGGGTGCCGCCTTCCGCAGCCATGATGCCCGTCGAGGCCATGTAGCCCTCAAAGGCCGCGCCAGCCGCCCCGCTGGTCGACATGATGGGTCCGGCCGCGCCCACCCCTGACAACGCCAAGCCGCCGCCTGTAGCCCCGGCGTAGCCCGCCGCAATATTGCCCACCGCGCCACCGACCCCTGCGCCGCCCGCCATCCCTGACAAGCCCATGCCGCTGCTGTAGGCGTTGTACATCCCGTACATGCTTGTCGCGTTGCCCATGTTGATGCCGCCACCGCCAGCACCGCCGCCGCTACCGCCGCCAGAAAATGCGGCCATGACTGTCGGACGAAGAATCATCGTCCTGAATAGATTCTTGATGTAGTCGGATGCAGAGCGACCGCCTTGCATGAGTTGATCGGCAAACGATTGTCCGACCTGCTCCCAGGCTTTGTCGTATTCCTTCTTCGCTTCATCCGCTAACTTCTTATGCGCCTCAAGCAACTCTGTGCCCTTCAACGCATTCACGACTCTTTGTTGATCCGAAATTTGCTGCTGATAAAAGGCACGGCTAACCGGATCGGCCTTGACCATCTCAAGCGTATCTTTCAATCGCAGCAACGTCGTCTCGGCAATCTCGCTCTTCAGCTTGCCGAAGTTTTTGAGTTCTGTTTCTGCCGCCGTCGCCGCTTCTGCTGATGCCTTTAGCGTAGCGGCATCATCTGTTGCCGCCTTGTCGATCATCTTTTGCTCAAGCTCGACGTACTTCTCCATCGCTTCAGCTTGCTCTTTGAGCTGTTGCACATAGAACGGTTGCTGCTTCAGCAGCGAATCAACAATAGTGCGGTACTGCTCTTCGGTGTAGTTGCGCTTCTTGCTTTCGGCATTAATGATCTTCATCGAGTCGATGAAGTCATCGTTGTATCCAGCAGCCTTCGCAGTGCCGCCGCCGACGATCTTGTCGAAATCATCGGCTTGTTTTTGCGCTAGCTTGATTGCATCTTCGGCAGCCTTCTTCGCAATCTTTGCGAGTTCATCTGCCTTCTTCTTGGCGTCCGCTATTTCTTTGTCGGTTTGCCCCTGACGTATTCTTTCCTTCGCCTCTTCTGAACCTTCACCGCCCGCTGCCATTGCCGCTGCTTCTCGCGCAGCCTTGGACATCAGATCGAGCTTCTTTTGAAAACTTCCCTTGAAGCCTTGCGTGTTGCCAAAAGAGATCGCGGCAAAATCTTCGGACCAAATAGATTTTATCTTCTCGCCCAAATCTTCTACGGTCTTGTATGCCGCTGAAAAGTCCATCGTACCCAAGTCGATGATGACTTTAATTAACGACACTACAGCATTGATGACACTTTCAACAACCCGGTAGATCAACTGAAAAGCAGTGATTGCACCAGCAAGCCCGTGCCCGACAGCTTCAGAAAAACTGTTCGCCCCTTGATTCGCACCGAGTGCATCAGCCGCATCGCCCATCCCAAACATGGATGCAGTCGTCTCTTTAATCACGAGCTTGAATGCCTCGGTCGCAGGTACAGTGCCAACTAGTATCGCTTGAATGTATTGTCGCGACTTCGATGTGAATTCAGCGTTAGCGTCATTCAAGCCATCGACCGACTGAATCATTTCATTATTGAGTCGCGTTGCGAACGCTGTCTCATCTGCGAGAACCTTTATTGCCTTACCTAGTTCAGCAGCACCTCGGCCAGCCACAGCCTGCAATATCTCTGTCTTTTCAACGCCATCTGCGTACTTGCCCATTGCAACACCGAGCGCCGCAACGCGTTCTGCCGGGTCCAGCTTTATGAAGTCTTCGTACTTGATGTTGATGCGCGCCAACGCTCGCGCTGCTTTGTCGCCTTCTTCATCGGTCGCCTTGAGTATCCGCGTCATCGCACTCATGTGGCCTGCCATGCTTTGCATGGATATACCGGCCACATCTGCCGCCGTCTGGAGCTTCGCAATGTTGACCGCAGATGCGCCTGTCATATCGGCAAGGTCTGCGTAATCACCCGCCTCTGACATCAATGCATAAAGTTGCTTGACGGCATCAATTGCTATCTGCACACCCTTCTGAATAGCGTCAGCAAAAAGAGCACCCTTGACCGACGCCGCAGTCATTTGATCTTCAAAACTCTTTACATCGCTGGCACCCTTCTTCGCGCCTTTGCCAACACCTTCAGCGGCCTTCTCTGCTTTCTCAGCAGACTTCGAAAAGTCATCGAGCGCCCTTCTCCCGTCGTCAACTTGACGCGAGTCAAGACCGATGCCAAGTGTAGTTATGTCCACAGACTACTCCTCGACTTCTTCGGCAGGCTTCTTCTCGTCGTCAGCAGATGCATCGCGCAAAGCCTTATCCATACGAACGAGCGTGTCGAATTCCCACGGCGTCGGCTCAATGTTTCGGTTAGCAAAGAAGGCGCGCAACTCTGCCTCTGAGATAGCTGCAAAGCCACCAAAGCCCGGTGTGCGCGTGCTGCTAAGACGAATGAACCACTCCCAAAGATAGTCAGTCCCAGGAGGCAGCACATGGCTGCGAAGTTCAGTGAGTTCGTCAGGAGCAACACCCGTCATCCTTTCAACAACATGCAGCGTCTCGATCAACGCTACGCCGTCTTTACCTCTTTTGCCACCGCGAGCACCGGCTTCGACGTATGAGCAGATGTCGACTGTGATGGCTTCAAAAAACCCGCCTCATCCTCGAGTGCTGCAAGGATGCGATCCTTCCAACTTGGTTTGACGGCAAGTATCTGCGTCACACGTTCCTTGACGAATGGCGCTGGTTGACCCTTGGACGTAAAGCCAAACCATCCGACGACTACCGCAGCGGCAATCTCGAACTCGTTTTGCCGCAACGTAGCGTCAAGCTGCTCCGCACCTTCTTCGCTCTTGAGATCAAAGCGCGTGCGTTTGACCGCCTGCCGACGAATGGCCTTCTGCCGCTGACCCGACAACGTGCGCTGGTACTCTTCCGAGTCTTTGCCGACGATGATGAAGCCATCGGTCGGCTCGCCCTCTTCATCCCAGGCAACAGCAACGCGCTGCGTGTTGGGCTCTTCCTGAACTTGATCTAATTCCATATCACTTCCATATTCTGTAGTTGCTCACTTGCACATCACCCGTGCCTTCGACGGATTCGACGCCGCACTCGATATCGACGAGATGCTCGTTGCCTGTTGCGAATGGCTTGCCATCCTTGGCCGTGCGCGTCGTGAGATGGTTCAAGATCGTGGCAAGGTTCAGCGTGCCGGGATCGATCTTGGTAGACGGCACAAAACAGATGAACGCCCAGCCACCAGCGAACGGCCGCACAAAGAACACGTGCCAGAGATGACCATCAAGCGTCACGTCATGGCTGTACCAACCCGGATTACGCCCCGTTGGATACGCACCATAGCCACCCCAGTTGTCGAGGATGATCATGATCTCATGCGAGATCGGTGGGCACTTGAAGCCGTGAATCTGTTGCGGACTATCCTGCAACCAGATGTCGAAGGTCAGTTGACCCAAACCTTGCGGGCGTCCCGTTGGATACCGATAATCGAATGAACAGTAGATCGGCGGCAGTCGACCATTCGCGGGTATCGGCAAGAACGACCCAGGCGTCGCACCAGATGGTGCCTTGGTTGAGACGCTTCCATCAGGCAACGTGATAGCGAAGCCGCTTGGATTATTCCAATCCGATTGATACCCAGGCTTTGCACCAAACAGCACGGCGTGATAGCCCTTGACCTCGGATGATCCCTTCGGCACTTTCCAAGCAACACGCCACGCGACTTCACCATTCGGGCCAACGGTTGCACCGCGCCCGAATGACGATTCGTACTTGTTGCCGGTGACGCCTGTGTAGGTGCCGCGCGTCATACCGGCCGTGCCCCACATATTGTCTTCGAGCCAGTACGTGACGTCCTTGCCCATCTGGAGCATATTATTGTGCGACTGCACTAGCGGGATATCCGCTGATGGTGCCGGTGTCGGCCCAGGTGCAGGCGATGGCGCTGGCGATGACGGCGGTGCTGATGTCGAGACGCGCGGATCGAAGGAATCGACCCACGTATTGTTTTGCCACTTCCACCAGCCACCAGCGTTGTTCTTTTGATAGACGACGCCGCTGTGATAAAGCAGCAGCGCCACGTTCGACGAAACGGTATCAACGCCGTCGCGACGAATCTTGTCGTTGGCCACGGACCACCGCACGCCTTGGCTATCGAAGATGGCAGGCGCAGGCGGCAGCGTCGTGCCGCTGGGGCTCTCGGCTTGCACCGCAGGCGGTGCCGGTGTCGGCCCAGGTGCAGGCGATGGTGGCGTCGGAGACGGCGCTGGTGATGGCGCAGGCGCAGGCGTGAACGTGCCCGAGAACGTACCGACGAATGTGCCTGTGAGCTTGTCGCCATCTGCCATGATGCTTCTCCTGAGTTTTGTTTACGAAGGAACGACCGCGCTGTCCTGAAGCTCAATCGTCGTCGCGTTTGCAGCCAGCAACGGCCCGCCGACATCGTTGAACAGCGCGACGAAGTTGTACGTGCGCTTCAGCCCTGTCTCAACGTCATCAGGCGTACTGGAATTGAGCTTGATCTTATGCAGCGAAAACGTATTGAAGTCCGCCGTGTCTGCATTGCTTGCCGCCAGCGCAGAGACGATACTCGTCTCGACTTCATCATCGTAAAGATCGGGAATGTCTGCACTGTCATAGTAGGCCGTGAAGCTTCCGCTCGCCATCAGCTTCCCGGTGAACACGTCCGGTCGGATCACGTCACCGACGACCGGGTCAGCCACCGCACCGCGAGCATCGAGATTGAATGAAAGATCGGTGACCGTGCCGCGACGCGTGCCATTCACGATCAGCGCACCGCCAGCCGCCACCATGACGCCGGTTGTCGTTTCATTCGTCGGTGCCGAAAAATAGCGCGTCGCAGCTTTGGTCTGGTCAAGGCCAAGGAAGGTCCAGTCCAGTCCAGCGTTACCCGACCCAGGCAAGCGCACATTCACCGACGCCGCTTTGCAGTCCTGATTGATCTGGCTGCGCGGCACCTCGGGGAACCATTCCTCGAAGGTGTAGTAGATGTCGGTGTGCCCCGTCTCAGGCACGAACGTGATGCCGCCTGGGAATGTGAACGTGCAGCCTGAAACGGTCGACTCAATCGTCGGCGCTTTGCGGTTGAGAGGCAGCACTGAAATGCTCAGTGCCGACACCGCAGTGATCAGATAGTTCCGCCGCGAGTTCGTGTTGAGACCCAGCGTCGGGCGAATGACGCGGCCGATCTTTGCGCCGTCCGTCAGCCACGAGCCAAGCGTGCGGACGAAGGTATATGTCGGGCCAGTGCCAGCGACAGAGACCGTCACGGCGCTGATGGGCGCGATGGCTGTGAACTCGCGCATCAGCAACGCTGCGAAGAAGTCCGCAAACGTACCCGGCGAAAATAGCGAGGACACCGAGCCATTGACAGTCACCGCGCCATGACGCGACGACATGAGTTGCTTGCGCGATGTCTGTTCAGATTCAGTCGTGTACGATTCTTTCGTGCGGTCGAAGGTCGATGTGTCGCGACGAATGACTTGCCCGCCGACGCTTGGGACCGCAGGCGTACCCTTTACAGTTTGCCGCTTTGCGATCAAGAGTTTGTTTGCACCTTTTGCGATTGCCATGATGTGTCCTCAAAGAACAACGCGTTGATCTTCAACTATCTACTTGCGCTTGCCAATAGATAGTCACCGGAATCTTCCACTGTCCCTCGTCAGGCACACCAGCAGCCACGACAGGAACTTCAGTAATGATCGTTGAAATGCCGCCTTCGACTAACGTCGTGCCCCGACGAAAATGAGCACGTAATGCGTCAACCCGGTTCTCAGCGTCCCTCGGACCTTTACCCTGCGGATAGCACAACGCAACCTGCATCATTCCTTGCTCGATGATCGTGAGCGTATCCATCGTCTTGATCGGTGAATTGGGAATCATCTTCACTTCTTGGTACACCGAGCCATCGGCCGGTGGCGAGAAGAACACGTTGTCCCAAGCTGTAGGCAAAGCCGGTGCAAGCGCCGCTAGATGCTTCTCGAGTGCACGACGGATTTGCGGCATGCTCATTTAACGTCCCTAACTTCCGACGCTATATATGCCGTATAGCTTTGCACAGTTGCGCGCACAATACCTGGAGGTGAAGGAGCCTTCTTCGACCAACCATATTCCAGACGCCTCGCGTATGGCAACGAGTTAGTGACGTAGAGAACACCGCCAGCCCGCACATTTGCAAAGGCCGCAGTGATGCGCGCTATGGTCGTCGACCCATCAGGATCGACTGCCTCGATAGTCGACGTATTTGGCGAGCCAATACCGGGCATCCAGTTTCCGCGAAACCGGCCGGTGTCGACTGGCGACATCTCAACCATGCGACCGCCCATTTGAATGATGGCCCTTCGCACGATCACGTCCATCGACAGATTCGTCTTGCGTTGGAATTTCCTGATGTCTTCGCTGAAGCTCATGTCATGTACCTCTTGCCTGCACTTCATGCAGCACGACTACGCCAGCAGGTTGTAGCGGGCGTGACTCCACCACTTCGAGACGATATGCACCAAGCGTGACGACATCACCGCTCTGCGGCATCGTGCCCAAGTTAGGAGCAATAAGCACGCGACGATCTCCACTTTGTATGAGACTACCGTCGACTTCACGTTGCGCATATTCAAACTCAACACCATTTGCACTCCACACTTGTTCGCCGCCATCTTCGACGACGCCTTGATCTGGATCGTATCCGCTACCTGCGGCTGAGCGCGTGAGCAGAACGATCTGACCTAGCTCATTGAGCAGGTCGACCGCCGCCTGGGCTAGCTCGCCGTATAGCGCAGATGCCATCACACTCTTTCAAAAGTCACAGCGCCATACCCTGACGAGTTTGTGTACGTCAGGCCATAGAGCAAGTCTGTGATAACTGGATACCGCGCCGCTTCGCTCGTAATAGTCGGCTGACCATAACGCAGCGTCAGCGGCCCAACTGTTTTCTCGAGGACCGGCGCAGAAGGCAGGTCGCCATACAAACTACCTTCGACGTGCCGCCGCGCGGCTTCGGCTGTTGCGGCAGCGACGTTCGGATGCACGCGCGCCGTCGCCGGTGTCGTCGTGGTGTCCCACAATGCCTCGGGCAACAGACGACGCGCATAGATGAATTGTGTCCCACGTCGCAGTGCTGCTTCACGCTCGCTTGTCGACTTATTGTCCCAAACGTTTTTCGCGTATCCGAGAGCCGTCAAATATGCATTGGCATCCTCTAGGCTGATAAAGGAATCATAACCGGGAGCCGGGTAGACGGCTACTGGCATGATGCTTCAAGCCTCTTCTTCCTTGACGCGTTTCCAGCCGGAACGCTCATGGATTTTCACGTTGTCCGCATCGATCTCAGCTTCGACGCCCTCAGCATTCACCATCCGCACAGGCGCAGCATCCGCGCTCGACACCGGCTGCGAGCTATCGACAACCGCCGTCATGCCTGTCTCTGCACTTGGCCCAGTCGACGGCGCACCGTTAGCTGGCTCGCTTGCGTACGCTGGCAACGCCTTTGCGTTCTGCCGGACCTCGACGCCGCCTGTCGGCTGGATGTCCTGAGCAATCTTTTCGACGAGCGCAGCTTCATCGTCAACGATAGATGCGCTTGCCTTCTTTGCAGTTGTCATCTTTAGCCTCTCGATTAAAAAGCTCCGGCCGTTGGGCCGGAGTAACTTACGTCCGCCAACTACGGACACAGGAGAACGCCGGTTAGGGTTTGTTCAGAGGATTGATCGTCGGCTCGTCGCCGCCTGGGGCAGTCGTCGGGCCGCTTTGTTCGTCTTCCGGTGGCTCGGGCACATTCTCGCCGCGCGCACGCCGCGCTTCGCGTTCGGCCTTCGCCTCGGGCGAGTGACCGCGCCCAGCTTCGCCGCTCTTGCCGGGTGCGCCGCCGCCTTGACCGGGTGCGTTGCTACGACCTTGCGAGCCTGGATCGTCGGGTTTTGCCATGAGAAATTCTCCTGAAAGAGTAAAGAGCCTTGGATTCGTAGCTGTAGCAGCCACGTCGTTCTCACGTCGCGCTTAGCGCGCGTTGTGACGGTCGACCAATTCCGCGAGTTCTGCTTTCTTCGCATCGGCCGGGAATTGAACATTCTTCTCTTTGAGCGCAGTGCGCATCTCGTCGGTCGTCATGCCTTCAGATGCGCGCGACGTTTCCTTCGCTTGCTGGTACCCTGCGCGCGGATCGACAGGCGCGTCCTTGCCGACCTCGTCGATGTCCAACGGCCGACCCGACGTGGTCATCGGATTCATTGCCGTGGGTGCCACGTCCGGCACCGCCTTGACGACCTGACTGCGGCCATACTTCTCGGCCGACAGACCCGTCTGCAACTCGGCGTCCGCGCCTTGCAGTTGCGGGATGTTGACGGCGTCGTCGCCTTCGCCCTTCAGACGCGGATCGAATTGCATGCCGATCAGCTTGCGTGACTCTTCGTCGATCTCGTAGTCCTGCCCAGGCGACGAGAGAATCTCACGTGCGTCGATGGGCTCGAAGTATTGGACGCCTTCAGTCGCTTCCAATTTCTTGTTGAGCGCTTCATCGTCGCCGGTATAGCGTAGTCCGATTTTCATTGTGTGCTCCTTATGGCTTTGCCAGGAAGATCGTGCTGTTGATCGTCGGCGTAGCACCGCTGGTGTCGTTGAAGGCACGGATGTAACGGTAGTAGACGCCGCTGACCTCGTTGTTGAACGGGATCTCGAGACGCCCCGTCGTCTTCACTTCGCGTGCTGCGAGTTCGACCGGCGTGCCAAAGGCAAGCAGGAGCGAGCCTTGGATGCGCACGGTGTAGGCGTTGCCGCCAGATACGTCGACGGCGCTGGTGTCGACAACAGCGATGGCATCCAAGTGCGCATCGCCTACGTCAACGACGCGAGCAGCACCGGCCACTTGCGCGGCAGCGTCAACGGTAACAACGCCTGCGTCTTTCAGCAGCGTCAGATTGTCATAAGTGCGAGAAGCCATGTTTGTTCTCCTTAAGCAACGAGTGCTGCGTTGCTGATGTGCCGAATGCGCGCAGCGGCACGACCGTGTTCAATCACGATGCCGTTGTACCATTCGACCCGAGTGCGGAACACTGGCGCGGCTTGCAGCTCGCCCAGGTCGCGAACGTCCATTGGGCCGTTCTGGATTCCTTGGATGCGGCCGGGACCGATGCTCAGGATATAGAGCGACGTTGCCGTTGCCGGACCCGATGCCGCTGCTTCGTCGAAGCCCAGGATGTCGTCGCCGCCGTTCGCACCGTATGCGACGAGCAACGGGATATCGTTGTAGTTCGAGATGCGCCGACCAAATGCGTCCGCGCTGTAGGTCACGAAGCCTGCGACGGCCGTCGTGCGCGCCGCTGCCGTGAACTTCCGGCGCATGGCTTTGGACATCAGATAGTGCGTCGGGTTGTCGACGGTATCGGTTGCGTCGTCGATCACACCGAGCGATAACGGAGAGCCGCCTGATGCCGCGCCTGCCGAAATGACTTGCGCATTCACCAGACGCTTCTGCAGGCCGTCGAACTCGCGTGGGTTGGTCGATGAATCGCCCTTGATGAACTTCTGCGTCCAGCCCGCCGCGAGGGACTTCACTTTCATGCGCTCATGCGTTGCGCGCACACCTTGGCCTTGCGTCTGGATGATGAAGCGGTCCACGTCCAGATCGCCGCCAGCAATCACCAGTGCTTCGGTCTGCGGATTCAGCACGCCGGACGACTCCGGGAATGCCTCGTTCACGCCCCGGAAGCTGATGCCTGGGAGCGAGCCTTCGCGGTTGTACTTCAGTGCGTTACCTGCGATGTCATCGAACGGCAAGACCTGGAGGATGTCCGATTCTTGCGCAAACATTTCGATGACGGCAGAGCGCACGATGTCGCCAGAGTTCAGCTTGGCGGCTTCGACGAGTGTCAGTGCCATTTGATCACCTTAAAGGATGTCACCTCTAGCGCGATGCCCCCACCGCCTGCTGAGCGCGGTATTGGGTTATGCGTGCCTCGGGCGGGAGTTTTGAAAGATCGGGACCGCCTTTGGCAGCGCCGTTGGTGCCCATTGCACCGGAACCCTGTGCCCTCGGCCAGAGGTGTGGCGCGTTCTCGCGCAGCGATGCAGCCCACTCCTCGGGTGTGAGTGGCGTCTTGCCATCCTTCCCGAAGACAACGGTATCGCCGTTCATAGCGATCACGTTGCCATCGTCGTCGATGGTCCAGCCCGCGCCCTTAGCGCGCAGCACGATGTCCTCAGTTGCTTCAGGCAGCGCTCCTGCCTTCTGCGATGCCTTGATGATTGATTCGGCCATTGCGCGTTCGGCCAGCTTGTCGGCCTTCGCTTTCAGCTTGTCGGCCCGCGCGGTTTCCGCCTTGACCTTCTTGTCCCAATCCGCAGCCATACGTTCGGTGCGCTTATTGAGCACCTCGTCTAGCTTGCCTTGCTTGATCAGGCCCGCCTCTTCATCGTCCACAAACCTCTTGAGGATGGTGCGAACGGCTTCAGGATCGATGCCTTCGAACTGCGCGAGGTTGGCCTTGAGTTCTTTCTCCTTGCCAATCAACTCGCCGTTCTTTGCCTTCAGCCCTGCGACCTGCTCATTGACAGCCGCCTCGATCATGCCTTGCACGACGGGCTTCAGGTTCTCGGGAATTGCCGGTGGGGCTGGGGGCGGTGGAGGTGGTGGAGCGCCGCCGCCGCCTGGAGGATCAGGATCGGGTGCGCGGTATTTCATCATGACATTTCGCGTCAGGTACATGCTTCAATTCCCCTTGGGAGTTGGATCGGATGCGATGGATTCCATGTCCCAGATCATCGCGGTGGTAATGCCGCCCATCAGGCAATCGAAGCAGACGCAGGCGTAGATGACCGTGCCGCCAGTTGGCCCGCGCCTGCCCTGGATAGCGCCGTTCACGACGCGGGCGTAGGTCTGGGAGCCGCAGCGTTTGCATCGCAACAGCCCCCGACGTAACGGCCGTGCCTTGGCCCGCAGCAGCACCGCCAGCTTAGGAGGAGGTGCAGCCGATGCGATGAGTGTTAAGCCGGACATAAGCAAACCACGGACACGGTACGCCATGTCCGGCGCAAAACCAAGGCATATTTGCTAACACATTGTTGCTAGCTGGGCAATAGCCAAATCAATCCCCACTAATTTAGTCGGGATTATGGCTGGCCCTATTGCGTTACGCTTTAACGGCGTGCTATAGTTGGGCCATCGCAACCCCAAACAGAAAGCACGAAATGAACGCCAACCACACATTCACCCGAGTCCGCGTGATCGAAGACGAAGCCGCTTACGAAGCCGCCATCAAGCGCCGGATCAAGAACGCCTCGCAAGACAAGTTCTTCCGCGAGAACACCGACGCCCAGGAAGTCCTCGACTGCCTGCGCCAAGCGTCCAACTGGTCCGAGTTTGCAAAATCCCTGATGGCTTCCTACGAAGAGCGCGGAACGCTAAGCCCTGCCCAATTGAACGCAGGTCGCAGCATGCTTGCCAAGCAGAAAGAAAAAGCAGCCGCGAAGGTCGCAGCCCGCAACGCACCGGCAACCTCTGGACGCCACCTGAGCACAATCGGCCAGCGCGAGACCTTTACGCTGACGATCAATAAGCTGATGGAAATGGAAGGCATGTACGGCACCTCCTACCTGCATATTTGCGCCGACGCCAACGGCAACTCGGTGGTGTACAAAGGCACTTCGGAGCTTGGCAAGCAAGGCGAGACGGTAACGGTCAAGGCAACGATCAAAGAGCACACTGCTTACAACGGCGTTGCCCAGACGACGATCAACCGCCCCAAAGTGCTGTAAAGCAGGCAAAGCCCGACCAAGCAGGTCGGGTTTATTTAGCCCCTATTGCGTTACGCTTTAACCGCACGCTATAATTGCGCCATCGACACCCCAAACAGAAAGCAGCAAATGACCTCCAAGCCCACCGCCGCCGCAGCCTACGCGATGCACGTCGCTAACATCGAAGCCCAGATCGCCACCTTGCAAGCCAAGCTCGCCAAGCACAAAACCACGCCGGTCAAGCCCGGTTCCGACAGCTTCGCCTCCTGGGGCAAAGTAGGCGACCTCGCGCACGTCAGCGAAACCCTGACCGAGATCAACGAATTCTTCGGCAGCGCACTGTGAAAATTAACCCCCCACTCATGGCCGTCGATTACACCCTGAACGAATTGCGCGCACGCCTGCCAGCGCTGCGCGAGCAAAGGGAAAACCCCAGCGTCGCATCAAGCTACAATCGCTTGGTCGGAAAGATCGACGCACTGGAAGCGGTTAAACGCTTGCTAGAAACCGGTTCCTACTTTGAACTGCGACTACTCTGAAAGGCAAAGCATGAAGCAACGCGACAAGGAAAACACGGTGGACGAGATGGTCGTCTACTTTAATAGGCACCCCAACATCCGCACGGCAACTCGGACGCTAAGCGTACAGAACGTCGAAGACCTGGAGGAACTTGGCTTTCGAGTTAGGCCAGTGCGCGGTGAATCTGGCGTGTACCGCCGTTGTTTAATTGAGCGACGCGATTGATGGTATAATTGCGGCACACCAACAGAAAGCACAGAATGAAGATCAGCAAGCAAGACCTCACGATGACCCTGGGCACCGCCGCCGACATGGTCGCACGCGCGGACAAATTTGAGCCGCACCAATTGGCAAGGGCGCGTGTTGTGGTCGCCTACTGGGCTGCGCTGCGCGCCAAGCAAGCTCGCACAAAAGCAACAAAAGCCGCAAAGACTTGCGTGACGCGATAACGCGATGCTATAATTGCCACATCGCAACCCCAAACAGAAAGCACCAAATGACCAAAGTCAAAGCCCACCTCCTGAGCATCGCCCTGATCAAAGGCAACCTGAAGCTGGCCGCGCACCTCGCCATGCTGGCATCCATTGAATACGGCAACACGGTCAACCTCGACAACGCCTACGCAAAGGTCAAGGACGCGATTACGCCGAAGCAATGGTCGGGATACCTGGGCGCATTGGCAAAGGATGGTGTGTATGCACCTTGCACCGACCCGGACTTCGCTGGCTTCTACGGCACCTTGACCACATACGCCTAAAGCAAAACAGCCCGCAAGGGCTGTGCTACAATACCTGCACACCAACAGAAAGCACAGAATGAAAATCGAAACCGCCGCCGAAGTCCTCGCAACCGTCAAGGTGCTCGAAGCACGCGCACGCAAAGTGCCGAAGCCAGCGCGCAACGCCTATCACCAGATCGCCAAGCGTCGCATCGCTGACGCGCGCCTCTTTGCCGACAAGAACCTGGACCACGCCATTGCTTGCATCCGCGAGGCACGCCACTGCTTGGAACTGATTGTGTACTGATGCTATAATTGCGGCACACCAACAGAAAGCAGATAATGACACGCAAGACAACCGAACAAATCGAAGAAGGCCGCTGGATGCGCGGCATCAACCGCGACATCGAGAAGCACGACAAGATCAGCAAGCTCGAAGACAAGATCATCGCATCGTGCATCATTGGCACGCTCATGCGCGAAGGCAAGACGGTTCACTACATTAACTTGACGAACCGCAAAGGCCAATACACCGGCAAGATCAAGACTGGCACGCACGACGCGCTGCTCGACTACCTCATTCGCAACAAATACGTCCGCTGATCATGAAACACGCAAAATTCTTCGAAGCCAACCCAAACGCAACCCTGGACTTCTTTGGCAAGTTCACCCGGCAAGAGCTGCAGGCAATGAACGAGCCAGCGTGGAAGGAGCTGCGCCGCCTGGACAACACCGGCGACAAGCTAGCGTTCCGCGCCTATATGCGGCTGCACGAAGGCCCACGCGGTCTGATCAACTGCATCATGGCCGACCACGATCTGCCGAACAGATTTTAATTTCCCAACCACCGCCAAAGAAAGCAAAGCATGACATTCAAACTCTCAGCAGAACAAACAAGGGCGCGCGACGCGCTGGCCGTACGCCTCGAAGAGGAACGCGCCAAGGTCGACACCGCCGTGACCGACTTCAACGACGCGCTGACCATCGCGCGCAACACGCTGCAAGAAGCGCTCGACGCCTATAACGGCGTGCTTAGCGAAGCGCGCTTCTTCGCCGCCGACGTTTCCCAGGACTGGGAGAACGACTTCGAAGAGAAGTCCGAGCGTTGGCAGGAAAGCGAGAAGGGCGAAGGCGTGCGCGAGATGATCGAAGCGTGGCAAAACGTCGACCTCGAAGACCTGGAGATCGACATGCCCGACGCCGAGATCGACCTGAACGTGGACACGCACGACGAAACGCTGACCAACCTCCCGACCGAAGCGTGACGCGATAACAGGATGCTATAATCGCATCATGCCCACCCGAAACAGAAAGCTAGAAATGATGACGAACCGACCGCTCACGCTCTGGAGCCGCCGTACCAACGCCGCCGTTGGCAACCATTGGGTCGCTGAGCGCGGCGTGACCGAAGCGACCGCCCAGGAATGGCTCGCGGTGTTCCGCAAGGACGAGCCGAACGTGATTTTCGTCGCTTGCGCGCACCGGCCGCGCGGCTAAAATTAAACACGCCGTTATGGGATAACGGCGTGCTATAATCGAAGCATGCAAACCACCCCCCACCTTGGAGCCCCCATGACGAAACCCGTAGGCCAGATCGAGTGGCGCGACGAAAGCGGCCGGAAACACTGGGCCGAGTTCTACTTGGCCGCTGACAACTCCTGGGGCGCGCTGAACGGTTTCCCTTTTGAGATCGAGTTCAACAAAACGGGACAAAAACGCTTTGCCCAGATTTTGCGGACGGTGGTGCACGTCGCCATCGACGAGGACGAGACCGGCAAGCCCATCACCGACAAATGGACCGTCAAGCGCACCGACTTCCCTGCCTGAAAGAACACCGATGAACTTCCCTAGCGCTCCCGCAAACAACCCCCTGGACGCTGGCTCGCAAGCCAGCGACAAAACCTTCTTTGGCGAGTTTGACCGCTACGCCCTCTTTGCGGTCCACACGCGCTTCGACGCGGTCCAATGGTTTGTGGCCGACGCCGAGCTGCCTGACCCAGTGACCGGCAAGCCAAGCATTATCCGGCAAGCGGCAACGCCAGAAGAAGCGGTTGCAGGGTTACGCTTTAACGACGTGCTATAATCTGGGCACACCAACAGAAAGCCCAGCATGAACAAGATCAAAGTCACCATCAAATGTCGCGGCCAAGCCGAAGTCACAAAGGTCGTCCACGCCGACGACCTGAGCGCCGCGATGGACATTGTCCAAAACGAGATGGAAGCCGCTGGGTTTTTTGTTGAATTTCTCAGCGCCAGCTTCGCCTAAGTAGAAAGCAAAACATGACCGCCAAGCAATACGTTATCCGCGCAACCCAGATCAAAGGTCTGGACCTCATCAAGCCCACGAAAGGCAACCCCGGCATCCTTGCCATCGACTACACCCGCAAGGTGGGCGGCGTCCACCCCTGCGTCATCGACGCACGGACCTGGGCCGAAGCCCAGACCCAACTCAATAACTACTACATGGTGGGCTGAAGCCCTTTTATGAAATACGCTCAAGAACTCCGCGCGCAGGCGCAAGCGCTGCGCATCAAAGCCCGCACGATGATCGTGCTGCACGCATGGCGACTATTGATTCAGGCCCGCCAGCTTGAAGCCGAAGCCGACGCCATCGAAGCACGCATCGCTTTACGCGAGATGGAAGAATGACCGCACTAACCATTGCAGAACGCCAATCGCTTTACCGCGCGCGACGCACCTTAGAAGGCAAGACCGAAGTGCGTGGTATATACTTGCAGCCAGAGCAACACGCAGCGTTGCGCGCAATTGCCCGCACGCAGATTAACCAAACCAACAGAAAGGTACCACTCATGCAACCCAGCGTCGGCGCTTTGCCGCAAACCAAGAACATGATCTTCGTCCCGGCGCACATGGCGCTTGTCGAGACGGACGCACCCACCATCGCCGTCAAGCTGGGCGAGAAGGGATATTGGCCGGTGTACCACCCGAGCCATGAAGAGTTGAACGAGCGATATGCAAGCGAAGCGGTGCTTCGATCCGCAGTGCAGGCGTCGATGTTTGGATGGGATGCACCTATCGCACGCGAAGCAATCGAGTGGCTCGCAGAAGCAGACGATGCGTCGGCCGCGTGACAATCAGCGCAGCAGGGTCTACGCCTGGGAGAAGTTCGTCACAAAAACGACGCACTGGACCGGTACCTTCAAGACCCTGGAAGAGTGCCAAAACTACCTAACCCCGATCTGGCGCACGGAGCGCGGGCGCTATGGGCGCGCTAGGGTTGCCCCACCGCCCATCGAACGGCCCGCCTGGGGCCAGCGTAGCGCCATTGCCCACCATTCCCACCGCATTACCCTGCCGACCTGGGCGCGCAATCCGTGGGTCATCCTCCACGAGGCCGCGCACCGGCTGACACCGCGCGATGAAGCGCATGGCCCACGCTTTGTGGGCGTCCTGATGGGCCTTGCCTGCCGCCACCTGGGATACAACGCCGACGAGCTTATGGCTGCGGCCGATGACATGGGCGTAAATTATCATGTGCGCTCAATAGGCAGCGTGCCGGTGCTTGCGCCGCGCGGTCCATCGTGGCACGTCGAGCGCGCTGTGCGCGACGAAGGACCGATGACGGAAATGGATATCGCGTGCTGGTGCAATCTAACCTATTTGCAAGTGCGCGGAGCTGCGCTACATTTGATCAAAACGGGCCGCGCGAGATGGCTGCGTAAGAAATTAGTGCTGCTATCAAACGAAGGTACAACATGAGTCCAGTGGTCATCGGGAACGCAACGCTCTACCTGGGCGATTGCGCTGAGATACTTTTATCCTTGCCAAAGGTCGACGCGGTCATCACCGATCCGCCTTATGGCATCGGCGCATCGTCCAAGAAGTTTATCAACGGCACCTCGAAATGGAGCAAGGACTACTACGAGGACGTTTGCTGGGACACTGCGCCGCCCGATAACATGTTGATCAAACTGGTCGTCGCAATGGGCGAGGTCGCGATCCTCTGGGGCGGCAACTACTTCGACCTCCCGCCTTCGCGCTGCTACCTCGTCTGGGATAAAATGATCCGCGACTTCAGCTACGCCGACTGCGAGTTCGCCTGGACGAATCAAGACGCCAACGCTCGCATCAAATCGCTGAGCACCGCCGCTGCAACTGGCGACGGCCGCGTCCATCCAACGCAAAAACCACTCGAGCTTATGCACTGGTGCATCGCGCAATGCAAAAACAACCCGCAGACCGTGCTCGACCCATTCATGGGGTCAGGGACCACCGGCGTTGCTGCTGTACAATTGGGCCGCAGCTTTATTGGGATTGAGCGCCTGCCAAAGTACTTCGACATCGCTTGCGAGCGAATCGCGCTGGCCTACGCGCAGCGTCCCCTCTTTGAGCCCGAACCATTTAAACCACCCGTGCAACTGAGGATCGAATGAATAGCCCCGTCATCGTCGGAGACGCAACGCTCTACCTGGGCGATTGCCGCGAGATACTTCCATCGCTGCCAAAGGTCGACGCCGTCATCACCGACCCACCCTACTCGGAGCAGTGCCACACCGGGCACGACGCTGGCTCGCGCGCTGGCAACGACGGCGCTGTGCGCTCGACACTTGGCTACTCGGCGCTGACCCAGGCCGACGTGCTTGCGCTGGCCGACGCCTACGTCGCTGCGTCGGTGTCCTGGGTCGTCTGGATGACCGATAGCAACCTCGCCATGCAAGTGCGCGCAGCGTTGGAGCAACGGGGGCTTTGTACATTCTCGCCGCTGCCGTTCTACCAACCTGGACGCAGCATTCGCCTATCGGGCGACGGGCCGTCAAGCTGGACGGACTGGATCGTCGTCGCACGCACAAAGGCCGCGCACAAATGGGGCACGCTGCCTGGAGGCTACATCGCTGGGCCTGGATGGAATGATAAGGCACTCATGGGCGGCAAACCAACCGCGCTCATGGACGCACTGGTCATGGACTACACGCGCCTGGGCGCGACGGTGCTCGACTCGCACATGGGCGCTGGGACGACCGGCATCTCTTGCATGAGGACCGGCCGCAAGTTCATCGGCTGCGAGATAGACCCTGCGACCTTCGACATCGCCTGCCACCGCATCGAGCAAGCGTACAACCAACGGCCGCTCTTCATGCCCGAGCCGCTGAAGCCGCAAGAGCAACTCGGACTGATCTAAATGCACAAAGTCATCATCGAGAACGCGACGCTCTACCTGGGCGATTGCCGCGACATCCTGCCGACGCTGGGCAAAGTCGATGCCGTCATCACCGACCCACCTTATGGCATCAACTACGGGAAGCTGATGAAGGGAAAAGGCGACGGGAACGGCGGCTTAGATCGCAATCGATGGAAGGACTACGCTGCGTTCGACTGGGACACTGATCGCCCAAGCCGCGAGGTCTTTGACTTGCTGCGCGACGTCAGCAAGCAGCAGATAATTTGGGGCGGCAACTACTTCGCTGATCTTCTCCCGCCATCCATGCAGTGGTTGGTGTGGGATAAGTGCCAAACGTTTTCGCTCGCTGACTTTGAGCTTGCCTGGACGTCGCAGCAGAAAGCCGCACGCCTCTTCCGGCTATCTCGCCCAGAAGCCCTGCAAGATGGTCGCCAGCACCCGACGCAGAAGCCGATTGCGTTGATGAAATGGTGCATTGCAATTGTCAGCGACGCACTCGAGATCGTTGATCCATTCATGGGATCAGGGACCACCGGCGTTGCTGCAGTCGAAATGCGCAAAGGCTTCATCGGCATCGAGCGCGAGCCTGCGTACTTCGATATCGCGTGCAAGCGCATCGCGCACGCCTACAACCAGCCGCCACTCTTTGACGAACCAATGAATCCGCAAGAGCAGATCGGGCTAATTTAATTGTGTGCTACAATCTGGGCTGGATTTAACGCAAACAGAAAGGCACCAACATGGCAAAGATTAAGCTCAAGACCTTCAAAGGCATCGTGGCCGCGCGCCAGAACGCGCTGTACACAATGGCAAACGGCGACAAGGTCTACGCAATGGGCGGCGAGATGGCCGAAGTCGGCGCAGAGATCAAGTACGTCGCAAGCCCCTCCAGCCGCACGGTACAAATGGGCGGCAGGTCGAACGCCTGGGCCGAGAGCCGCGACGACTACAGCAAAATGTTTTTCAGGCAATACGAATGAGATTCGTCACCTGCAGCCGCGCGCTGTACCGGGTCACCGAGCGCAACTACCGCCGCCTCATGCTCGCCATCGCGCGCAATGAGGAGGTCGACATCAATAAGTTTGGCATCCGCCTGGGCGTCATCGACGCGGATATCACCAAACTCGATCCCTATAGCGGACAACTCGCGCTAGGCACGCCGCCGCGCAAACGCTAACGGCACAGCAGCCGCCTGCGATAGTCCTTCTCGCTTTCGCCAGCGCGCTGCGGTGGCTTCGCATCGGTCCCATTCAGGTGGTCCGGCAGCTGCAGCTTCGAACGCTTCGTGCGCACCGGCACCTGCGGCACCGCCTCTTCGAGCTTCTTCAACATCTCGCTGAAGTCGGCCGCGTCTTCAATTGCCCGATTCATCATTTGCATCTTGCTCTCCTATATGCTGCGCGATACCAAGAGCGACGCCATCCAGCACGCAAGGCCCGCCGCCATGAGATTCAGACGACCCGCTGTAACACCGACAGCCGCCAAGATAAACAGCACCAACGCTGCGATTAAAAATGCCATACCAATCATGATTCACCTTTCACAATCCCGCCCTCTTGAAAGCGTCGGCGTTGCGCTTGCGCAGCACGTCGAGGTTGATATCCTCGCCGCTTGCGTTGCGCATATCCTCCAGCGATAGGTTGCCCTCAGAGAACAACTTAGCGCGCGTGTCGCCTAGCACCTGCCGCTGCCTCGCTGGCGTCTGGTCAGCGAGCCATTCTTCGTAGGTCGTCTTCGCGGGCACTTGCCCGTCCATCGCTGAGCGCGTGCCTGGATCAAAGTCCTCCCACTCGCCAACGTCACCCGTCGCACCAAGTTCCTTCCACGACTTAGTGAGCTGCACGTACGTCGACCTGCATTGCCAATGCAGCCGCCCAGGTCCAGCCCCCCACGGAAATTCATGGTCGATAGGTTTGTGATCGAGCGTGTACGTCTTGCCGTCACGCATCTGACATTGGGGCGTCGTCCGATTGTCCAGCGTCGACAACCATTGCAACCCCTTCAGGATATCCTCATTGGCTTCGGTCACCATATCCTTCGCAAAGTGCGCCGTGTGCGATAGCGCCGTGCGCACAACCGCCGCCGCTTCCCGCCGCGTGATCTCCAGCGCGCCGTCGCGATACTTGTTCTCGCGCGTCCCGCGCAGGTCGCGCACGATCTGATCGGTCGTCCTATTTTGCACGTAGCCATCGGCAATCGTGCGCCGGATTAACCGCGCCTTGCTTGCCTCTTGGTCCTTGAGGAACTCGGACAGCAACGCACCTTGGAATGGCCGCGACATCGCACCGGCGTAGGCTTGCGTCACGCTGACGCGCGCGATGTCGAAGGATGGCGGCATATTGCGCGCGAGCATCCCCTCTTGGAATTGAAGCTCCAGCGCCGTCAAGCCCCTGATCTCTTCGCGCAACGTGCTATCGACCTCGGCGTACATGGTGTGGTTTAGATCGCGCACGCTCTCTAGCATAACCTCGAGCCGCTTGATCGTAAAACGCTCCGGGTCCATCGTCTCGAGCTTTGTGATTAGCTCAGTGAATAGCGCCGCGTCCGCGCGATTCAAGATCGTTATTATGCGACGCACCACGTTGTTGGAATAGGCGCGCAGATTCACGGCGTGATCGATCTGCGCATCTCGCAACGCGACGTTGACGGATTCGGCCACGACCTACCTTGCCCGCGCCTTGGCACGCCTTTCCGGGGGCGCTGGGGGCACGACCTTGATCGGGGGCGTTGGGGGCTTTGCAGCCCCATTCCCGCCCGCCCCTGCGCCTGCCGCCGCCGCTGCGGCCGTAGCCGCCAGCCCAGGCGGCGTGACGCCGGGAAGCCCAGGCGCAGGCACGCCCATCATGCCGAGCGGTTCCTCTTCCTCGACGTCCTTGTCGATATCTTCGTTGCTGCGCTCAGTAGCAATAAGCCCAAGCCGCCGATAAAAATCGCGCACGTCATTCTTCGCCAGCAAGCCGCTCTGCCACGACTTAATGAGTTCAGCCATGAGTTGCGGATTCGCCTGTAGCTGGACGAAGTCCTGCTGTATCTTAAACGCGTCGGCATAATCCGCCTCTGCTGGCATGTCCATGAAGGCCGCACAGAAGCCTATGGCACGTTGATAGGCTTCGCTCACGTTCGATACGCATAGCGATAGGACGGAAGTCGTTGCCTCGCGATCATTATTTTCACCAGTCGCAGTCTTGTTTGCCTTGGTCCCTTCAATCATGCGCGCACCGACTGCGATCATCTGCGCCTCTTTGTGCACCATCGCATCAGCCGCTAGCGTGTTGGGCTGCGCTTGCTCCATCCCAAACGCCGCGCCTTGCGGCAATAGGATCGGGCTGCGCGAGCCGATGTACATCTTCTGCCCGGTGTACCTGCGCTCGCCGTTGTTATCGAGCACGTACGGATTCTGCATGAAGTCGCGCCATTGCTCCGTGAGGCCACTGATCCACGGCTGCACTTGCCCGCAGAAGAAAACACTGTCCTCATAATCCGCGCTGTTGCGGAAGTGCGCGAGGTTCAATTGCGCGAGCCCGTATAGCGGGGCTGGATCGATGTTCGCATCGTTGTTATTCGAACCGATGAACGTGAATGGGATGTCCGTGAGCACCTTGCCTTTGCTGCGCAGCTCCACGGCGTCGATGATATCCTCTTCCCCCGTTGCCACATTCTTGACCGTGCCCAGCGCAACGAGCCGCTTCGTCTTTGTGACGCCAGTGTCCTCACGCCACAGCCGCACCTGCACGTTGCCCGCCTCATTGCGCGTGATCTCGCGCCATTGCTTCACGATAACGATGCCCCACTCGCCATCCTCTTCCTCGGCTTCCTCTTCGAGGACGATCATGCACAGCGACGCTTTGCCATCGACGATGTCATACCGCCAATTGATGATCGACTCAGCGTGGTACGCCTTGATGACCGGATGCCCCAGCGCCTCGGACCAATCGACAAACAAACCATGCCGACCGACTGCGAGGTTATTGTTTAGCGTCGCCTGCGACTGCTGATAAAGGCTAACGCCCAGGCCATCACAATCTTTGAGCAAGTACTCGAGCTGCGTGGGCAACTCGGTCACTGGATCGCGATGGAAGGCCAGCCCGACCAAGCCCTCGAGTGTGAATTGGGTCGCCGGGTACCACACCGCACGCGAGCGATAGGCTTTGTTGCGCGCTACGTTCTCGACGCTCGCATCGGTCGAGTTAAGCATGGGCAAGTAGGCGTCACCGCGCAGCGCGTTGTCGCCGGACACGACATCGCGCACGACGGCCCACCGCTCTTTGATCGTCAGAGGGACGCGGTTGAACGAGACATCCGCGACGAGTCCAGTTGGTGCGCTCATGGTTGTTTCTTCCCGCTAAGCCAGCGAGTCAGCGCGCCACGCAAGCCGCCGATCATCTCTTGCTGCTCCGAGTCGCTTGCGAGCGTGGTTGCAATGCGGGATACCAGCACCGCCCGCCATTCGGGTCGCCCTTGCCACGCACCATCGGTTACGTTGTCGATGAACTCTCGGCACTCCGTCAAGAGCGCTCGTTGATCTGCGGATAGCATAGCTTTCTCCTTTTCAACCGTTGGTGCTGAATCCAATGCTGATCGTCATGGCGTCGCTCGCCGTCTTCAGCAAGCGATAGCCCGCCTCGTCTGCGACGTGGTCCTCTGCGTCGGTGTCGATGTCATCCGGGTCACGCTCCAAGCGCGGCAACACTGGGATCGTGCGAATGAACTGCGGACAAGTGTTGAAGACGAACAGGCCAGCGTCTTCCATGCGAGGCTTGAGGGACGCGGCCATACGCCCACGCATCAACGCCCACCGCCGCTTGCGCGAGCCTGGAGTCTTGTCGGCCTTCGTCCAGTAGACGCCTAACGCTGCTTGCTGCTTCGCTGGGCTATCGCCGTTGATCTCGTCAAAGATACTCGAGTCCGCAGGCCCAGGCGTACACCGCATGTGCATCGCCCATTCCTTCTGCCGTTCGATGATGCCTTGCGCAATGGTGCGGTCAGTCAGGCGCAGCCCTTGATTCGGTTTCCCATTCCAGCCATACCACTCGTTGATGCGGAAGAGCGTGCCGCGCGGGAATGACCAACGCTTGCCCGTTGCGAGATAGCACTCAGTGCCATCGCTCTCGGCCCACCAGCCAATCGAGAAAGGCTTGCTGCTGCCCCAGTCGAACGACCTATCGACCGCCCATGATGGCGGGATGGCAAATGGCTCAATGACGTGGATGTCACGCCGCCACACGTCGTCGAACATACCGCCAGCGACGATATCCCAATCGCCCTCAAGCATGGCGCGCACCAGCGCCGGGTTGCCCAGGCCCGCAAGCCGCGCACGATAGGTTGGATCAGACTTCAGCAGCGCAGGATTGTCTGCGAGCTTTGCTGGGATGAACGCACGCTTCAGCCCGCCGTCCTCTTCCGGCATTTGGCGAACTTCAAACGGCGCAGCGTAGTCGATGAACGTGGCCTTGACCCAATTATGCCCAATACCGCCAGGATTGCCGGAGACGAGCACGCGCGGGAAGAGGCCAGCATATTCGGCAGGCACGACAAGACCCACCATGCGGACACGTCCGCGCAGGTACGTATACATTGGCTCGGTCCAGTGCGTGATCTCATCGATAAGCAGCACATGAATCTCAGCGCCTTGATAGTTATAAACGTCATGCTCGTACTGGCAGTGACAAAGGTGAATAACGGAGCCGTTATAGAAGCGTATCTGCCCCAACGAATGATTGATCTTGCACCATCGGCACATGATCCAAACGGCCAGCATCAAAGGGAAGGACGTCGGTCCCTCCATGTGATTCTTATTGAGGTCAGGGAACGTGCGCCGGAAAATATAGACCTGCAAGCCTGGGATTGCAATGCACCAAGCGATAGCAGCAACGCGCATCAAATAGCTCTTGCCACCACCGGCCGCGCCGCCATACAAAAGCTCCGTCGCCTTCGACAAGAAGGCGAGGCCTTGCTTGAATTGCAACCGAAGAATCGTTCCCAGGTCAGGTGTCGGATTCTGGCTCACCGGCCTTGCCCTCAATGGTCACGCGCAACACCGGGGGCGCTAGGGGCTGACCACCGGGGCCTGTGACCTCCGTTCGCGTCAGCTTGGGGGCAACGTACTCGGCCAGCCTGCCAATCAGGTCCACGGCCCGCGCAGGGTCGGCCGCGATGGGGAAGCGCACGGTCTCGCGCTGGCCTTCTTGGTTGGTTTGGTATTCGCCTGGGACGCCGTTGGCCACGCGCTCCAACCATAGGCGCACGTTGTCCGCGTTCTCGTCGATCAGGTCTTGGACGATGGTCTTGAACTCGCGCGTCACTTTGTTTTGCACACCCTTCTTGCGACCCGAGTTCTCGGGCTTATGACCTCGGAAGTTCCACCCTTGCGAGCGATCTTCGTCTTCTGGTCGATCTGGTTCATTGCTCATAATTCGCTGAGAAACGCTGAGAGAGCGTAAGTCAAAGATCGGAGAAGTATAGGACGAATCGCGAAGTGTCAACCGATAAACACCGCAAATGCGCGGCCCAGGCGTGGAGGACGCCGCCAGCTTCAGCCCAGCAATGCCGCCAAAAGCAAAAAAGCAAAACTTCAAATCTTCTAACCTTTCCGAGTTTGGCGGTACGAAGGCATGTAAAGCATTACATGCCCCCCTATAGCGACATCGAGAGATCTTAGAAGATTTGAAGTTTTGCCCCCCCTCGGTGTGCCGTTTTGATTCCTTGGACCTCACATTTCAGCGCCTTGATCTAGTTCAGCGCCGCTGCCGCTGCCGTTCGCCTCGCGGTATAGCTGCACGCCTCGCGGTGATAGCCGGACCCATCGCAGATTTGGTCCTGTCTTGCCGTGCGCCACTTTCATCGGTGGCATTTTGTATTCGACTGGCGGTTCGACTTCATCATCGATCCACACGCGCTCTCTTTCTTTGCAATAAACAAGAAGGTACTTTTTCTTTCTTGGCATCTTGATGCCTTCAGCGTCGCACCATCGCCTGTACATAGCAAAGAGTGCAGTTGCGCTAACCTCGCGCCGTTGAAACCCTTCTTTTAACGCTGCCCACTTCGCGCGCTTTTCTTCTGATCCACCTGAACCTGCGAGTAGGTCTAGCTCGCTCGTTTCTGCAAGCCCGATATATTCTGTCGCCTCTTGAATGAACGCACCGAATTCATCCATCTCTTGTCGGTGTGCAGCAATTTGTCGTTTGATGCTGTCTGGCACCTTAATTCCATAGGCGAGATATTTAGGAACGGCGCTAACCATCCAGCGCAGCAGCACGGAGCGTCCCTCTGGTGTTTTGCATTTCTCCAGTAGCAGTTGATCCCACAGATATTTCGCCGTCCCTGCTTCGACTTCTTCTTCAGGTCCGAATCGTGCTGGCGTCGCGGTCAGATATACGCGTGCCCATACCGCATCATCCTCGGCCACGATAATTGGTTTGTAGTTTGTCGCGAGCGTGATCTTATGCGTGCTCTGAGTCGTTTTATAGTTCTGATGCGAAGAGCGTGCGTTGATCGTATCGTCGCCAGTGATTGACTTGATGACCTCTGGTCTTAGATCAGAATGCTCGCGCGTCTCGGACCCATGTGCGAAGCGTATGCCATCCAACCCGGCCAGCGCAAACTGATCGTTATTGTCGGTGTTCCTTTTCGATTCCAAGAAGCCAAGCGGGAGTTTATAGGCGTAGGAGCCAAGGCAAGTAGCGACCGAATCAATGAGCAAGCTCTTGCCGTTGCGTGTTTTGCCAAACAGGATCATGAGTGCGTGATCCCTGCGCAAGCCGGTGCAGCAATAGCCGAACCATTTATGTGCGAACTCGTATATCTGATCGTCGCCGTCGAATATCTTTCGGACGGCGTCTTCGAACCATTTGTAATCGATGTCTGGGTCATAGACCGTGCGTGTGCTTCGCGTCAAATAATCCGAAGGCTTCCACCATGACAACTCGCCGGTGCGAAGGTCGAGCAATCCGTTCGCACAATTCAGCTTTAGGCGATCTGGATTCATGGTGACGCGTCTTGTCATGTGCAGCGTCTTCAAATGGTTATAGGCCATCGTAGAGATTGCGGCTATCGTATTAGCGCGGCTCCAGCGGATCACCAGCTTCCTCAATTGATCAAGCTCGCGCGTCAGGCGGTCCCGATCTTCCGGTGTTGCCAAGTTAAGCGCAGCCTGCGTAGCAGCATATCCTTCGCGGATAACATCTTTCCACATCGTCCCCATCCACGCGTTAATTGCTTCGCGCACGCCATCGGTCGTCCACATTCCAGTTTCTTCGCGATAGATGGAAAGCTCGCTCTTACCTGAATCCTGACTCGAGTCATCCATGCAAAACAGGTGTCCGTACTTGCTGATGAATGCGTGTTTAAGATCGACGTCTAGGATGCCCAGGCCGTCTGCTGTCGCGTGATCTTCTAAGTTAGGAGTTGCGACCTTGAAGCGAATAGTTTTTGGTTTTAACCTTTCTCGTCTCTCCCTTTCTAGTCTTTCTGGATCGTTCATTCGCTCGTCGAACTCTTCGGGATTCATGTATTATCTCCATAGAAAGGTCCGCGCGTGCGCTGGCCCAATCGAATAACTTCATCAGCGACCCAGGACTCGAGGTCGCCCCAGTTGCGTGTCTCGCAATGGCCGTGGTGGCACTTGAAGCCGCCCATGTAGCCATTCTTTTTCATAGGGGGTGCCACGGCAGCGCCGGTGTTTGCGCGGGCGGTATGTCCATCGATCCAAGGACACGTAATATCCATCCATCCAGACCCCGTCGAATTCTTGACGCGCTTGAGCAGCTTGAGCGCTTCCTTGACGATCTCGTATCCGCGTTTGCGTTCGATGGTCACACCGTCAGTTGGCTCAGCGTAGTTCCGGTGGCGTTCGACGAGGTGGAATGTTCTGGTGAAGTCTTGCCAAGAGGTGCGGATGCTTGGATTCCATTGCCACACCCTGCAGCGCCAAGGCTTGCCGTCGACAAGCGACGTCGGCTTGCCGTTGATGCCTTCAGGCAAGCGCAGCACGCGGGTTACGCCTGCCATACCTGGATCAGCGCCGCCGCCTGTTAGCTTCTCGATGATCAGGCGAATGGCGTCTGTGACGTGGTCGACGTCAGCGCGCGGTTCGTCCAAGAAGAACGACGCCTGGAAGTTCCCAGGCGATGTCTCGATGACCAACGTTGGTTGAAGCTCGCGCGGGATATCCGCGAGCGAGATCTTTGTACCAATGTCATCGATCATAATGCACCACGTTCGACTGAACTGCGCCTTGCGCCGTTTGAATCGACCTTCTTCTTCATGGAACGAACTGATCGCTACATAATTATTTCGGTCGTGGTGCAAAGGACAAGCAACGCCGTTATGCCACGGCACGCCGATCCATGCTTTAGGGTCAGCCTCGCTCGGATTCCCTTTTAATGAGCAGAGGATGGCTCGTTCATCTGGTCCTAAACCTTTGAAAAGTTCGGCCAGCACAATGTCGTTGGTCACGCCAACTTGGAGGGGCACTTTCTGGACCTTTCTGGTGTTGCTGCTGGGCTAGCCCGTAGGCTTGGCCCTACATTCTACTCGATTTTCCTGGGATGGCAAGTGGTGCTGAACCATTGGGGTTATTGACACAGCGGCAAATTATGCTACAGTCCGGCCACCCGCAAACCAGAAAGGTCAGAAATGGAATTGAACTGCTTATTCGAAAACGCCCGCTACATCGTCTGCCAGATCAAAGGCAGTGGTGCGCTCCATAGCGAAGGCATCGAAGTCGTCAGCAAAGAGAATCACTGCGCCGCGTACCTTACCGGCAGCATGAGAAAAGTCTTCATGCGTCAGATGAAAAGCTGGCGCGCACAAACCCCGAACGAAGATGAAGTCGAAGCGCGCCTCGACGAGTTTCTCGTGCTCAACACGAACCCCCTTGTCCTGCACTAGCGGACAAACAGAAAGCCAGAAATGAACGCCCAAACCCCACCAAGCTCGTGGCCGAACAAATGGCCGCACCCGACCACCAAGCCCTACACCGCAGAAGTGCAACTCATCCACATTCCCCCAGGCACCAGATTCGGCAAGCTAACCGTTATCAAACGAGGAGAAAACATTGGCAAGAACCGCAGCCTCTTAGTCGAGTGCGATTGCGGCACCTTCAAGACCGTCCAAGCGCGGTACCTGCGAAGCGGCACAACGACGTCTTGCGGCTGCGCGCGAACCAACACCGCCAATAGCGGCATCAAGAGCAGCCATCCGTTGTACCAGATATGGAAGAACATGCACGGCCGTTGCTATAACAGGAAGCACGGTGGCTATAGCGGCTGCGGTGGCCTGGGCATCAAGGTCTGCGAGCGCTGGCACAACTTTGCGGTGTTTATCTCGGACATGGGCGAGCGTCCACCGAAGACGCAACTCGTGCGAGTGAAACCGATGCAAGACTATACGCCAGAGAATACACGCTGGCTGACTCCAATGAAGAAACGCGCGGTGCAAATTGAACACGCCACTGCCGCATAATTTCAAGTACAAGACCGCGCCACGCGGCAAGCAGCGCGAGGTCATCGACGCGACCTGGGACCAGCCGATGCACGCCTTTTTGTGTCGGCCCGGTACCGGGAAGACAAAACTCGGCCTGGACACGGCCGCAGCCAATTTCCTCGTTGGGCGGATCGACGCGCTGCTGGTTATTTGTCCTGAAGGCGTCGACCGACAATGGATTGAGGAAGGCGTCCCCAAGCATTGCGCGGTGCCGACCATTTGCGGCAACTATTACTCGTCCATTGGGAAAACCGCTTTTACGAAGCTGGAGCGAATGGTGCTGGCAACACCGCCCAATGACACGCTCTTCATTCTCACCATGAGCTTCGACGCCTTGCAGACGACGCGCGGCAAGAGACTCGTGCAATTGCTGCAAACGGTCAAACGCTACATGTGCAACGTCGACGAAAGTCATCGCGTGAGCAATCCGAAGTCGGACGTATACAAAGCGGTGAAACCTGTTATGCGCATGGCCCGCGTCCGGCGCATCGGGACCGGCACGCTGATCCGGCAAAATCCGTTCAGCGCATGGGGTCAGTTTGAGCTAATGAGCGACGCGATGCTAGGCTACTCGAGCTTGGCGGCGTTCAAGAGCACCTACGCCATGATGCTCGCACCGAGCAGCCCGTTGGTGCAGCACATCACAAAAGACCTCAAGGCCAAGGGGCGGCTGCGGCATGACCGCCAAGGCAACCCGATCTATCCCGCGATCATTGCCAAGGATGAAGAGGACCGGCCGATATACAAAAACCTGGGCGACCTGCGCAAGCGCATCGAGAAGGTCTCGTCCTTCTTGACGCTGGAGGATGTCAATGGCACGGAGCCAAACATCAATCAAGACCCACGCTACGTCACGCTGGAGCCGCATCAGCAGGCAAGCTATGACGAGCTTATAAAGTGGGGCGTGACGCAAGCCCCAGGTGGCCAGCTAACCGCCGAGGGGGCGCTGGCGCTGGCGATCCGGCTGGCGCAGGTTGTGGGGGGCTTTGCCCCGAGCGATGATGACCCACAGGCGCAGCCCATCACGCCAGCGGGCAAGAATCCGAAGGTGCAAGAGCTGCTCCAGATCGCCCAGGATTGCGAGGGCGAGAAGCTCGTTATCTGGTGTCGCTTCTCTGCGGAGATCGATATTGTGGTCGACACGCTCGCAGAGGAATATGGGGCGGCTGCTGTGACCCAATATCACGGCCGCATGACGGGAAGAGAGAAGGACGCAAGTAAGAAACGCTTCATCGCTGACCCGGCGTGTCGGTTCTTTGTCGGTCAGCAGAAGTCAGGCGGCACCGGCCTGGATGGTTTGCAAGGCGTGGCGAGCTACATGGTTTTTTACAGCAACGATTATTCTGCGCTCGAACGTTTGCAAGCCATCAGCCGCCTCGCGCGCACGGACGGTGCAAATACGGTGCAGGTCTACGACCTGATGGCGCAGCACACCATAGACGAGGACATCGTGCGTTGCTTGCAAGCCGCACGGGACGTCAGCGAGGTTGTCCTACAGGCAGCAATTGCCCATGTTTGGACATAGCGTCCGATTATCCTCTACAATACTCAATCTTTCACCCCTAGAAAGGGAGCCAATCATGAAACCCGGCCGCGTTTTTATTACCCAGAATCCCATGCGTCGCAACGTCTACAACGAGCTTGTATATAAGTACGACCTCACGGCTGCGCGCGAGTTTGGCACGCTTGATGTGCTCCTGCCATCAGGCCCGGTGTTAATCTCGCCCCAGCTTTCCGTCGCGCAGATGCGCGCGAAGCTGCGCGACTTCAAACCGAACGACTGGCTGCTTTGCCTGGGCGACCCGGTGGTCATCGCAGCGGCAAGCGCCATCATTGCCGAGGTGAATGGCGGCATCGTTCCGGTGCTAGTGTGGGACCGGCAGGTCAAGAAATACTTGTCGATAGTCATCGACATTCATCCCGCGACGGCCGAAGCCGTGGCATAATCACCCCACTTAGAAAGGACGAAAGATGCTGATCAAAATACAAAGCGTGCTCACGAATGTATGGCACACCGAAGACCTGCCAGTGACCCAGGAGGAACTCGACTCTTGGAAAAACGGCAGGCTCGTGCAGGAAGTATTTCCGCACCTCACTCCCGACCAACGGCAGTTCCTCATCTCCGGCGTGACTGCAGAGGAATGGGAGAAAGCGTTTGGCGACGAGGACAATATCGACCCGCGCGATCTTGTCAAGATCGCGATGACGGCTGGCAAGACCGTCATTGTCATCGACCAGAGGTCGCCGGAATGACGCTCGCAGAAGAACGTCAGCGCCTCGATCTCGACGTGCGCATCATGGAGAAAAAGGGTTTCGCCGCAGCGCTCTTTGGCGTGATGTCGCACGCCACCATAAGCGGTTCGCGCCAGCACGGCAAAGCCCTGTACGACATTCTGCAAGCGGTCTATCGGGACATCGAATTGCTCGAGACGCAGAAGGCCATCAACGCTCAACAGGAGGCACGCTATTCATGACCGCCGTCGCATATCTACGCCCAGACAACACCGAGAACAATTGCACGGTCTCAGGTGACCCAGAAGGAAAGGTCGGCCGCGCCCACGCCTGGATGTGGGAAAGCGCCGAGAGCAACTATCGCATCTGCACCACGTGCGGTCGACGCGAGTTCAATAGCCGCAGCAAACAGGAGCCGCAAGATGATCCACGGCCCGATTAAACAGGATCGAGATTATATCGAGCTTGTCACCGGCATGACATTCACGGTGCTTGCCGCGAACACCGATGGCACGCTCAACACCGAGACGGTGCTGGAGGTGCTGGGCACGGAAGTGCCGTGCGTTGTGTACTATAATCCGCACCATATTACGAAGACAATCGTGTGTGCAGAGACTGCATTTAGAGAAAGGTTCGAAGAGAAATGAACGACGACAACATACCCAACTTCAGCGACTTCACGGACGGCGCAGCCCCAGACTTCAGCGGTGTCGAAGCCGAGCCGCCGCGCGAGGACCACTTGCAGATGCTTGGCTCAATGGCTGCGAAGCTGCGCGAGAAGATCAACGCCGTCGCAGACGCCCAGGCCAAGCTCGACCTCCTGACCGCCGACCTGAACCGGTACCAGCTTGGCGTCTTGCCTGAAGCGATGGAGCTAGCCGGTGTTGCGGACTACACGCTGACCGATGGCACGCGGCTTCTCATGCGACCGGACGTCAAGGCCAGCATCAGCATCGACAACCGCCCGTTCGCACACGGCTGGTTGCGCGAGAATGGCCACGGCGGCGTCGTGAAAGAATCTTTTCTGGTAGACTTGCGCACGTTGACCCCAGCGCAGCGCACGCAGCTTTATCACTCCATCATGGCTACGTACGAAGTGATGCCCGAGGTTCAAGAGTCAGTGCACGCAGCGACGCTGAAGTCGCTGGTAAAGGAATTGCTGGAGAAAGGCACCGCCCTGCCGCCTTCCATCAGCGTGTTTCAGTTCAAAAAGGCAGAGTTAAAAGAGATCAAGAAAGCGACGAAATGACCGACCAAACAACCGCACCGACAACACCGGCGCAATCCCAGGACGCACCCGAGGCATCAGCCAACGCAGTCGTCCCCAAACCGAACGGCGCTATGACCGAGACTGCAGGCGACGACTTCAGCGGCTTCGCTGGCGAAGGCTTCCAAGGTGCGACGAAGGACGACCTCGCGATTCCTTTCCTGTCCATCTTGCAATCGAATAGCCCCCAGGTGAAGCGCAGCGAGGGCGAATATATCGAAGGCGCGTTCGAAGGCATGTTGTACAACAGCGTGACGCGCGAAGTGCTGGACCCGGTGAAGGACAAGATTCTGATCATACCGTGCGTCTACGAACGGTACTTCATCGAATGGCGCGTGCGCGAGAATGGCGGTGGCTTCAAAGGCCAGCACAGCGTCGAGGACGGCGAGACGCTCTTGACGAAGTCCATGCGCGACGACAAGAACCGCGACATCCTGGAGAACGGCAACCAGCTAAACGACACGCGCACCTTCTACGTCATGGTCTACAACGAGACCGAAGGCTACGCGACGCCCGCGCTGATCACCATGACCTCGACGCAGATCAAGAAGGCGAAGCAATGGTATATGCAGCAGAATATGCTGAAGCTCAAAGGCCCGCACGGTCCCTATACGCCGCCGATGTACGCCAGCAAGTGGCGCGTTGTCACGGTCCCTGAGAGCAACGAGAAAGGTTCTTGGATGGGCTGGGCCTTCTCGCATGAAGGTTATCTCAAAGGCCCGCAAGACCCAGTGTTTGTCGAGGCCCAGAAGTTCGCCAAGAGCGTCAAGGCTGGTGTGATCAAGCCGGACTTCACCAAGGCACCGGATAATGGCGATGATTCTGAGATCCCGTTCTAGTCATGCCCACTAAGCCTTGCATCAAATGCCTAAAAGAAAAGCCTCTCGAGGCTTTTTATCGGCACGCCATGATGGCCGATGGGCATTTGAACAAGTGTAAAGAATGTGTGCGTGCATACGTTACCCAATATCGCCAAGAGAACAGCGAGAAGGTTCGAGCCTATGATCTTGAGCGATCTAAGTTGCCGTATCGAGTTGCGATGATGAAGCAGATAGTTGCCGATTACAAAGTAGATTATCCGAAGCGGGTCAAGGCGACGAATGCGGTGCAGCATGCGCTAAGGGATGGCCGATTGTCGAGACAACCGTGCTGGGTCTGCGGCGAGAAAGCCGTCGCTCATCATGCAGACTATGACCGGCCGCTTGACGTTGTATGGCTTTGTCAGGCGCATCACAAACAAACGCACGCACTAATAAACAGCCCGGCGACAGGGGCTTAGCTCGCGAGGTGGTTGATGGAACTCCGGCCGCATGAGCACTGAAGACTAATCTGCCACACGCCCTGCGATCTACAAACAGAGTGGCTTGAGCCTGGGTATGCCGAGA